CGCGATCGCGTCTACTTCATTGATGGAATCCGTGGCAAGTGGGAAGCGCCGGATTTGCGCGTGCAGGCCGAGGCATTCATTAAACAGTGCTGGCGCAGAAACAAGGAATGCGGGAATCTGCGAAAGATTTACATCGAAGACAAGGCGAGCGGTACGGGTCTAATCCAGGATCTGACCAAAGCAGTTAATGGTATGGGTGAGATCGTCCCGGTTCAGCGCGACAAAGATAAGGTTACTCGCGCGATGGATGCGCAGCCAATTATCAAGGGTGGCCGCGTCGTACTGCCGGACAACCATCCGTTCATTGCGGAGCTTGTGGCGGAAATGAGCGCATTTACCTATGACGATTCACATCCCCACGATGACATTTGCGACAACGTATTTGACGCCGCGAATCTGGAAATGAACCTGAGCGATGACCCGGTAGAGCGAATGAAACGCTTGGCAGGATTGAAAAAGCTGGGCCGCTAATACATAATGTGGGCTTAACGGCCCACAAATCACACAAGGTTAAAATATGAAAGCTATCAAGATGGATGACTACAATCAGATCTTCAATGGTGGCGCGGGGTACGCGTCAACCATGGCGATGATTGCAAGCACGTTCGGGAATATGTCGCAAATCGAGGAGTTCTATCACAATAACGGACTGGCGAAAAGGATTGTTGACGTGATCCCGGAAGAAATGGTGTCGCCCGGCTTCCAGCTTAACGGCGTCTCCGATAACACGAAATTCCAGTCAGAGTGGGACGGTCTTAAACTTGAGCCGCAAATCACCGATGCCCTTTGTTGGGCGCGCCTGTATGGTGGCTCTTACGTCCTGGCGATGGTTAACGATGGCCGCATGCTGACTTCAGCCGCGAAGCGCGGTAAGCCGCTGGAATCGATCGTTGTTTACGACTACGATTCCGTGTCCGTAGCGGAGGAGGAGAAGAACCCTCGAAGCCCACGATTCGGCAAGCCTAAAATGTACACCGTCAAGCCGCTAAACGGCGGAAGCGACTTTAACGTGCATTATACCCGCATGCACTACATCGACGGCGAGCGTGTAACCAACAAGGTGCGAAAACTCAACAAGGGCGCTGGCGGCACGGTGCTGAACAAGTCGATGATTGAAGCGATTCTTGATTACGATTATTCGGAGTACCTAGCAACGCAGTTGCTGAAGCGTAAGCAGCAGGGAGTATGGAAGGCCAAAGGTCTTGCTCTAATCTGCGACGACAGGGAGGGCGAATACGCGGCCCGATTGCGCATGGCCCAGGTTGACGCGAATTCCGGCGTTGGTAACACGATCGGCATTGATGCGGACGACGAAGAATACACCGTAATTAACTCTGATATTTCAGGCATCCCGGAATTCTTGTCCGCCAAAATGGATCGGATTGTCGCGCTGTCAGGCATTCATGAGATCGTACTGAAGAACAAAAACACAGGTGGCGTTAGTGCCAGCCAAAACACTGCGTTGCAGACGTTTTATAAGCTGGTGGAGCGGAAGCGCAACGACGACTACAAGCCGCTGTTAGAATTCCTGCTACAATTCATCGTCACTGAGGAAGACTTCAGCGTAGAGTTCGAACCGCTGTCACTGCCGACCGATTCAGAGAAGGCTGATATCTTTAAGAAAAACGCCGAAGCGGTACAAGGACTGGTTACTGATCAGGTCATTGACGCGAACGAAGCGCGCGATACCCTATCCGCGATGGTTCCCGAACTGAAACTAAAGGGCAATGCGCCGGAACAGAAGCAGCTACCGGATCGCACGTCAGGGTCAGGAAAGACCAAAACGCAAAGCACGCAGATCCTGAACAACACCGAGGAGAGCGGCGATGAAAGTTAACGGCAGAATTCCAAACTGGCGTTATCCTGAAGCAAGCGAGCGGGATTTATCCCGCTTGATGCAGGACGCGACAACCGATCTGGTGGTAGAAATGCGGGATCGGTTAGACCGCCTGAAGTTTGACGCCACGGCTGAGGAGATTAACGAGGCGGAAGACGATATCAACGAGGTGGCGATTGCGTTCTTTGCCACCGTCATTGCGGCGCTTGCCTCCATTGGCCTGACGATCTACCGTTTCAACTCTAAGCAGTGGCTGGTTATTGCGCTGGCGGCTGGCGGGCGCGATAATGAAGCGGTCATGATGCTGAAGGAATTTGGCGCTGGTGGTTATGAGCAGTGGTATCAGCAGGCACTGAAGAAATGGCAGGATACCGCAAAGGCTTCAATCCAGAAGTTAACAGCCGATATCGTCGCTGACTGGACAACGAAAGTTCGAACCGCCAACAACATCGGCAAGACTCGCGAGCAGATCGATGAAATCATCGAAGGCCGATACGCTATTTATGGCAGTTGGTCGCGCAACCGGGCGAGCGGCATTATCGGAAGTTTTAACAGTATGTTGATGATGCAGCGACTAAAAGATGCTAAAGTATCGCATTACTTTTGGTTCGGCATGATGGACGACCGCGAGCGCGAAAGCCACATCAAACTCGAAGGTAAGCGACGCCGCGTAAACGGTGACGGCATTTTCCCCGGCGAGGAGTACGGTTGCCGTTGCTGGGCGGTTCCAGATTTTGATAACGTAGAGGAATTACAATGAAAAGAGTTCAAAGATTCGACACGGCAAAGGTGAAGGCCCGCTTTGATGAAAACGGCTTTCTGGTCGATACCCCGATCGTTGCGCGTATCGGCGCACAGACCTACCAGACCCCAAACGGCCCGCGCGTTGAGTTTCGCCCGCGCTCCGAAGTGTTCGACGCTGAATCGCTGGCGTCATACCAGGGCAAGCCAATTACTTTGGGTCACAAGATGGTCAACGCAAAAAACGCGAAAGGGCTGGTGGTCGGATCCTGTTCCGGCGCTGGTAAAGAGGATGGGATCGGGGTTCTGGTTCCGGTGATGATTTACGACGGGGAGTCGATCGAGCAGGCGAAACAGCGCGTAGCGGCTGAATTGTCCGTTGGTTACACCTCGATCGATATCGACAAAAAAGGCTGGGGCAACAACGCGACGGGCGAATACTTCTTCGATGAAGACCTACCGGAAAACTTCGAAGAACTAAAAAACGATTCCGTCTCTGATTGGGTTCGCTTTGATGCCGTGCAAACGAAGATTCGCGTTAACCATGTGGCGCTTGTTTTTCGCGGGCGAGCGGGAATTGCGAAATTAAATCTTGATAGTGAGCAAGAATTTCCCTATGATGACGACTCAAACCACAAAGGAGCTAAAACGATGATTATCAAAATTGACGGCGTAGACGTCGAAGTAGCCGATAACGTAGGCGCACATATCGCTAAACTGGACGCGCAGATCGCAACCGCAACCAGTCAGGTAACGAGCATCACCGCAGAGCGCGACGCACTTCAAACAAAAGTTGATGGCATTGAAGATGAAGTGGCGGCACGTGTTGCCAAAATCAAAGCCGACGAAGACGCGAAGCAGAAAGTTGTCGCGATCGTCTCCGCCGCTGGCATCAAGTGCGACGGCTTGGACGTTAAAGCGATGAAAGTTGCTTACATCAAAGAAGCGGATGGCCGCGACTTGTCAGATAAAGAAGATTCGTATATCGACGCTTCTTTTGACTTTATCTCCAATTCTGATAAGATGGCAAGCAATCGCTCTAAAGTCTTCGCCAAAAAAGAAGATGGTGAGCAGGAAGACAAGAAAGGCGCGCCGAAACTCGATGGTTCTAACATCATCGACCCGCAAGCCAAGTTCCGTAACTAATACCGTGCGGCCTTCGGGCCGCTACAAAATCCAAATCAAGGAGATTTAATCATGGCAATTCCTGCAACCTATACCCGCAAGCGCGATATTTGCATTCCGGGCCAGATCGCGGATACTTCGCTGTATAACATCGACGGCACTTGTGCCGCAGCAAATGACATTTTGACTGGCGTTCTGGTTGCGTTATCCGGTGGTGTTGTTGATGGTCATAAAGTGGTCGATACCGCTAAAACTGCTGATGCTGTTCTGGTGGGTGTAACCACTCATTCCCATTACCAATCGCCGGAATTCAAATACGATCAGTATTCCGCCGTAAACGTTATGACGCATGGCCGCGTGTGGTGTCGCGCTGCATCTACCGTAACCGCAGCAGATTGCGCTTTTAAGTCGCCGGTAACTTTCGGCGCTGATGGCACTGTAGCAAAAGGTGATGCTGGCCTAATCAAAACCGGGTACACTCACACTGGCGAGTGGTTCAAAAACAAAGATGGCGTAGTCCTGGTGAAAATCCAGTTAACGCAGGACGCAACCGCTCCCGCTACTGGTGGGGCGTAAAAAATAGGGGCTTCGGCCCCTTTTTCATACGTTAAAAAAACCTTTGACCGTTTAGCAATTCGTGCTATTCTTCATCTCGTTAAGTCAAAACACACAAACAGGAGTTTCAAATGACTATGAAATTAGATGCATTCGAGCAGAATGCAATCAAGGTTGCAATGCAGGGTATGGGCATCGACGCTAACAAACTCGATGCGCACGGCATCTGGACTGTTAATCAGCTTACCCAACTCTTAAATCGCCAGTACGAGCAGGCCTACCCGCAAACTGGTGTGCTTGAGCTTTTCCCGGTTACTACCGAACTGAGTCCGGTGACGAAAAACTTCGAATGGCTGGAATTCGACGGCGTTACCTCTGCGAAAATCATCGCGGATTATACCGACGACCTACCGACAGTTGAAGCGATGGCGTCCGAGAAAACTGGTAAAGTGTTCCGCCTGGGTAACGCGTGGTTTATCTCCATCGACGAAATCAAAGCAGGTCAGGCGCTGGGTTCCAGCCTGAGCGACCGCAAAGCGTCTCTTGCACGCGAAGGCCATGAAACCCTGGTTAACGATCTGGTGTTCAAAGGTTCCGCGCCGCATAACATCGTTAGCGTGTTCGACCAGCCTAACATTAACCGTCTGACCTCCGCAAGCTGGACTACGCCGGAAATCGCATTCAGCGAGTTGCAGGATCTGATTGATACGATCGAAGATGTAACGCTGGGTCGTCACCATGTTACCAACATCGTGATCCCGCCGTCCAAGCGCCGCCTGCTGACGCAGAAAATGCCGGACGTTACGGAAAGTTACCTCGCGTGGTTCAAAGAGAATTACCCGAATGTCACCATCACCGCGATTGCGGAACTGGAAGATATCGACGGCGCAGGTACTAAAGGCGTGCTGGCATACGAAAAAGATCCGATGAATATGTCGATCGAGATCCCGGAACGCTTCAACATGCTGCCGATGCAGCCGAAAGATCTGCATTTCAAAGTGCCTTGCACCTCCAAATGCACTGGCCTCATCGTGTATCGTCCGCTGACCATCGCCATTCTTTCTGGCGTGTAATTAGAATGGCCCTTTGGGGCCATTTTTTATTGTTGCGAAAAACCTTTCATTGTGTTTAAATCAAACCTCAACAAAACAGGAGAGATACAAAATGGCTAAAAAAGATACTGCTACCATCGAACCGGAAATCAACGAAAAGCCGGAAACATCACAGCCGGAAACCGCGAAGCCGGATATGGTAACAATGGAAAACGTGGGCGCTTGCCTGATTAAGTTCGACGGCAAGAAAGTGCTACCGGGTGAAACCTTCGAGATCGAAGAGTCTCAAGTTGACCGCTTCCGCCACGATATCTTCAAAGGCCGCGTAGAATTCCACGATGATATTCGCCGCACTCGCGACTACATCGCAGCAGTGAAAGCGAAAGCAAAAAACATCGTGCAGCCTACGAGCGCCGAATAAAAAAACAACAAGGGCGCTACGGCGTCCTTTTTCATATCAGGAGATTGAAAATGCTAAAAGATATTGATTACGTCCTGCTTGAAATCCAGCGTTTAGCTCCGCCAATGAAATCCGTTGAAGTTGAGGTTCTCGCCGCATGGATTGACCTGGCATCAGAATTCGTAAGCCCTTCTCGTTTTGGCGATTCGTATTACAAGGCGCTTGCTCTGTACACGCTTCATCTAATGGTTCTTGACGGTGCTATGAAGCAAGAAGGTGATAGTGTGGAAAGTTATTCGCAGCGAGTTTCCTCGTTTTCCCTGACTGGTGAATTTTCGCAAACGTTCGAACGCGTTTCATCTGACAGTTCTGGAAAGGAAATACGACAAACTCCGTGGGGAAAAATGTATGAAATATTGCTCAAGAAAAAAGGTGGTGGGTTCGGGTTAATTACCAGTGTGGCTGGTCATTGCGCGATGCATCGAAGGAAGATAGATAGCTTCGACATCCAGGAGCTTATTGAATCCGTATCGTTAAACAATGCTCGCATTAACTCACTTGGCGAGTACCTGATCGGAAAAGAAATTAAGAGGCCGCAGACATGAACTATAAACAAATCCAGGCACGCGCAAGCGCTGGCATTAAGTTTTTCAGCGACGCAGACGGAGTATTCAATAAGTACACGAAAGGCACTGGCGGAGGAATAGACCCGGAAACCGGGGAAGATATCATTCCTGGCGAGGTGGTTACGAAAGTCAAAGGGGCGATCAGAGATGTAAATGACCGTGACATTAACGGCGAAACCATCCTCGCTGGCGATAAGCGCGGATTATTTACCCACGAAGTGCCAATCATGGATGGTGACGAAATCGACGTCGACGGTGAACGCTATCGCGTGGTTAACTCCCGCCCGGTGAAACCAACGGGAACCGTTGTTGCTTACCGTCCAGTTTTGCGCAGGGTGGCGACTTATGGCTAATTACACTATCCGTGAATTCACAGGTGCAATTGATGCATGGTGCAAGGCGGCTGGTGACGCGCTGGAGGACGTTGTAAGGTTTACGTGTGAAGATATTCACCGAGATCTTGTGATGCGTTCTCCGGTCGATACAGGGCGCTTCCGTGGTAACTGGCAAATCACCTTTAACCGTGCCGCGCTTTACGCGATTAACGCATACGACCAAACTGGCGAGAAGACAATCCAGAACGGTAACGCCAACATTGCACTGTACGCAAAAGGGGCCGGGATCACTTCGATCTGGTTCAGTAACATGCTAATCTATGCGAACGCGCTGGAATACGGCCATTCAAAGCAGGCTCCCAATGGCGTTATGGGCGTTGTTGCTATCAGGCTGGGCGTTTATGTAACTGAAGCAATCAAGCGAGCGAGGGCGAAAAATGCACTATGAAATGGCGTTAAAATGCAAGGCAGCGGCGGCTAAATTCGCTGCCGACAACGGGTTAAAGGTTGCAGGCGATAACGTTGACTTTATTCCTCCGAAAGGCGGGGAAACCTACCTTAAAGTATCCTACGTCGAAGCGGATTCAAGATCGGTTGACCTGTCAAGGAAATGCCGAGTCTATCTGGCGATGGTTCAGATTGACGTTATCTTTAAGCCGGGGATCGGAACCGACTCCGCAAGGCTCATTGCGCAAAACGTTGCAAAATATTTCCCTGAAGGTGAAATCATTGATTCTGTCAATAAAGTTTATGTTAGTGAATGGGCGGAAGTTTCCGGCGTGCAGAAGCACGAAACTGGTTGGTTCTTCCCGGTTAGGTTCACAGTAAGATGCAACAGTGTGGAGGATAGCGGTTATCCATCCACCTAACAGATCTTCGATATGCTTATAATTTCTTGCCAGTCTGGAAATATATAGGCATAATGGCGTAGTAAAAATTTCATTCAAACAGGAGTATTCAACATGCATTTACCAAACGGTGCTAAGGTCTTCTTTGAGAAGGCTCGCGGTGCGGAGATTCCGTTTACCGCAATGACAAACGACGTGAAAAACCCCAAAATCACGGTGACAGATGGTGCGCTCGACGTTAACGATATCGTGATCTTTACCGATTGCACCTGGAGCGACATTGTAAATAAAGTGGCTCGCGTCAAGTCGGTATCGGCTGGTGTGGCAACTCTGGAAGAGTTCGACACCTCCGACACCAACAAATACCCTACGGCTGCAACCGGAAGCGTGAGCGTTGTCACTGACTGGATCGAGTTGCCTTGTATTCAGGATTTGGGTAAAGACGGCAACGAGCAGCAGTATTATAACTACCAGTGCCTGAGCGATGAGCGCGAACAGTCCGAGCCTACCTATAAGTCGGCGGTGACGCTTAACTACACGTTTGCGCACGAGTACGATAACGCAATCTACCCGGTGCTGCGTGCAGCAGACGCCAGCAAAGAGGCGAAAGCGATGTACATGTACGTCCCGCGAGCATCCGAGGTTCGTTATTGGTCTGGCACTGCATCATTCGATGACATTCCGACTACGGCTGTCAACGAGATGGAGACGGTAACGCTTGATGTTGCGCTTAAAGGTTCGCACGTTTTCTTGCCTGTAACCAACGCTTAATTAACTGGCGGGGCTTGTGCCTCGCCTTTTTTTGTGCATAATAGCAATCAACATATACCAATCAGGGGATTACAAAATGGCTAAGTTTAAAATTCGTATTGGCGGCGAACTTCCATCCTTCAAACTTCCGGTAACTTTCACTTGCCCCGACGGCAAAGATGCAACCATCAACATGACGGTAAAACATCACTCCACCGATGAAATGAAGGAGTTTTATGAAAGCGAAGAAAAAGCGCCGAAAGGTAACGTGGATTTTATCCGCTTCATGGCCGAAGGCTGGGATCTGGACGAAGAATTTACGGATGAAAACATTTCCTGGCTGTGCTCGCATTACCCTTCCTTTGTCATGGCATTGCCTCAAACGTACATGGCCGCGCTTGCCGGGCATCGTGCAAAAGTCTAAGGCGGGCTGTTTATCTAACGCTTCAGCCTGAGTTAACCGATCGCCAGCTTGCTGAGTATGGTTTACGGCGATCGGATTACGAGGCTGATTTAGAGGAAATTTTCTTCGATGAGCAGACCGCCCAAAGTTGGCAACTATTCCAGGCCATGCAAACGCAATGGCGCATTGGGATGAATGGCCCAACGGGGCTGGACTATAATACATTGCCTATGTTCTTTGAATTGTATAAAATCGACAATCGAGAAGCGGCATTGCTTGACTTGCAGATCCTGGAGGGTGAATACCTCAAACAGATCTACAAAAAATCACAATAAGCGCCTACGGGCGCTTTTTTCATATGGGGGCTAACATGGCTGATAAAGTAGCTGGCTTGACGTTCGGCGTTGACGTGTCGCAGGTTGACAGAGCGGTGCGATCACTTGCCGAACTGAAGAACCAAAGCCAACAAACCGGGGCGGGTCTTCAGTCGCTGGCGGACGCTGAGAAGCGCGCGACGGCGCAGACTGAGGAAATGAACCGCGCGTTGCAGAACCAAAAGAAAACCACGGAAAAGGCCAAGACCAATTTCAACAACATCGCGGGCGCTATCGATCCCACGATCTCGAAAATGGCTAACTTGCGCAAGGCTTCGGAAGAGCTGGATAAGGCCTGGCAATTGGGCCTTGTGCCGGACAAGGAATTCTTCCGCCTGGGTGCTGTCATTGAGTCGACCACCAACAAGCTGAGACAGCAGCAGTTGGCGCTAACCGAAGAAGGCCGCGCGGCAATCGCTGAGGCTGAGGCGAAACAGAAGGCGACTAACGCCGGGCGTGATTTTGTCGCCAGCCTGAAGCAGCAAGCAGAATCGGCAGGCAAAACACGCGCTGAATTGCTGGAAATGAAGGCGGCACAATTAGGCGTATCAGCAGAAGCGGCGCCGTTCATTAATGCCATGAAACAGCAGGAGCAGGCGTTAAAGAAACAGCAGAGCGCGATGGGCCTCGCTGGCATTTCTGCCGGGCAATATCAAGCAGCAATGCGCCAGCTTCCGGCACAGATCACGGACGTTGTAACGTCCCTTGCTTCAGGTATGCCAGTCTGGATGGTTGCAATTCAGCAGGGCGGGCAAATCAAGGATAGCTTTGGCGGCGTAGGGAATGCATCTCAGGCGCTGAAAAATTTAATCTTTGGCGCGAGCGCTGATATTAATGAATCTCTGGACGAAACCAGCGAAAGCGCAAGCGATCTGGCTGAGAGCTTTAATAATACCGCCGAGGCTGGCGAGAAGATGGGTGGCCTTGTTCGGTTTATCAACCCCGTAACAATCGGTGCGGTTGCCCTTGGTATTGCTATTGCAGCAATTGCGAAGGCAGGCTTCGACGCATGGAAGTCGCAAAGGGATTTGGCTAATGCGCTGGTGCTGACTGGTGGTTATGCTGCCACCACGACAGGGCAGATTAACGATCTTGCAAATGAGTTAAGCGAGACGTCTAGCGCAACTTCCGGGAGAATCCAGGATATCGCGTCAACTTTGGCATCTTCTGGAAAATACACCATTAGCCAGATTAAGACCATCACGAAGACTACGGCGGAATGGGAAGCGCAGACGGGAGAAAGCAGCGATAAAATCAAGGGGTACTTTGACCAGATCTTAAAAGATCCTGTTAAGGGGCTTGCCGATCTTAACGATAAGTTCAACTTCCTGAATGAGGGGCAGCTAACCTATATTGAGTCATTGCGCAAAACTAAAGGCGAGACGGCGGCAGCAGATTCGGCGACAAAACTGTTTGCTGATACGATGGATAAGCGACTGAAAGATGTGGCTGATAGCGCAACACCTCTTGAAAAAATGTGGATTGATATCAAGAAGTGGGCGTCTGATTCATGGGATTGGGTTGGAAATCACACGGTTGGTGCGCTTAACCTTATCGTTGATACTGTATCGGCAATCATCAACACGATCAGGAAGTTGATTACCGACGGCGACGCCATGATTGCGCAGTTTGTCGTTGACGCTGGCCGAAAGCTGCAAAAAATTCCCGGCATGGGCGACTTTGGGAATGACTTTCTGGCGCAGCAGGAGCAGTTAATCAAGGACTCGAAAGCCAAATCCGCCGAGCTTGCAAAAACCATTGCGGAACAGCAGGCAAGGATTGCTAAAGGCGAAATGGGTTACATTGACGCCGCCAACAACAAAGATGTTTCCAGCGGCTACAGCAGTGAAACTAAGGATCGCGTTAACCAGGAAGAAAAGGATATCCTGAAAAACCGCAACGCCAGGAAGCAGCAGGCAGACGCTGGCGTAAAAATTGATGAGCAGTATCAGGCTGAACTGCTATCGCTCCAGGCGCAGTTAAAGGTTTTGCAGCAGCACAAAGGGCTTGACGAAAAGATCAGCCAGCAGCGCAAGGACTACTTCGAGACGGTTGCTAAATTCCAGGTTTTGGAAGAGGCAAGCCAGAAGCGTAAACTGACCCAAAGCGAACAGCAAATGCTGGCGAACAAAAAAAATATCCTGTACATGGCAGAGCAAAAGGCCATCGTGGGAGATCAGATTGTTCAACAGCAGCGACTGAACGCCTTGCTTGACAAGTCGACCAAGTATCGAAACCAGATGGCGGAGAAAACCAAAGCGCTACAGGATACCGCCGGAATGGGTAGCAAGGAGCAGGAGAGATACCGGGCCAATGCGCAGATGGCGGCTGACTGGAAAAACAGCGGCGGATCTTTAAGTGACCCTGGATTTAAAGCGATGCAGGCAGCAAGCGAACAGTTTTACGCGCAGCAGGATGCGCAGATGCTTGACTGGAAAGCGGGATTCACGCATGCCTGGGCTGACATTGGCAACGAAGTTAATGACGTGTACTCCAATATCGGGAGCATCACCCAAAACGCATTTAACGGAATGGCTACTGTGCTAACTGATTTTGTCATGACGGGCAAGGCCAGCTTCAGCGACTTCGCCAGAAGCGTGATTAGTGACATTACCAGCATGCTAATCAAAATGGCGCTGTTCAATGCAATGTCTGCTGCGTTCGGCGGTGGCGGTACGTTCAGCTTCGCCAGCATGTTCAGCAAAGGGTTCGCCAACGGCGGCTATACTGGCAACGGTGGCAAGTACGAACCAAAAGGCGTTGTGCATGGCGGCGAATTCGTCTTTACTAAAGAGGCGACCAGCCGATTAGGGCCGGAAAATTTATACAGGCTGATGCGTGGCTATGCTTCCGGAGGTCTGGTAGGCTCTAACGGTTCGTCAGGATCTGGTGTGACGAATGGCGGTAATGTTGCGGCATCGGCGGCAATGGTGTTTAGCATGGGTGACGTGAACATCACAATGGGTTCCGGTCAGGATAGCAAGGGCTTAGAGCAGGGAGTAAGGCAGATCGTGAATGATATGTTCACGGAGGCATTGAGCCAAAACGGACGCATTGCGAAATACGTAAACGAGAAAACGAGGGGTTAACAGTGGATTCTTTTTCATGGTGTACTCAAATTCAAGGAGGGGCGGCGAAAGTCGCCGTTTCCAACAACGTTCGAGCGGTTAGTTTCGGCAATGGATATATCCAGACTGCATCGAGTGGCATCAACACAAAGCGCCGGACGGTTCCGATCGTTTATGGCGGGAGGGATTGGGAGGAGGTTTATGATTTTTGCCAGAATCACGTGACGAAGCCATTTATCTGGAAGGCACCAGATGGAAGAATGGGTGTATTCGTCGTAACGGCAGACTCTGTTAATCTCGCGCCGATGGGTGGCGGGGTGTATGAGGTAACGGCGGAGTTTGCCGAACGATTCTCTTCAGCCGGATAGCACAAAGCGCCCTTTACGGGTGCTTTTTTTTGGCCTATGATCTGGAGTCGAAAATAGGAGGAAATTTATATGACAACTAACGTTTCAAAAGAGTTTGCGAACTGCTTGCAAAAGCTGTTCCCAGGCGAGATCTTAACGCTGATTGACATTGACGCAACAAAGTTCGGCGGGCAGGTCTACCGATTCCACAATGAGAATATCGCCTACTCAACCGAAGAACTTTTGGAGGCGGTTAACGGCGGCACGCTGACACCGAAGGCGATCACGTTTCGCGGCGAGCAATACGGCCCGCGCCCGTTCGGGATCGGCGGGATTGCAATGTCAAGTGACGGCACGGTAGAAAAGCCAACGCTGACGGTTAGCAATATTGATGCGCAAGCGAGTGCTCTTATTCGCTCCTACAACGGCCTCATGCAAGCGAAAGTTACGGTATGGGTTTTGGTCAAGGATTTGCTGAAAGAAGATGGTAACGTGGCTGATGGCGATTTTCGGCGGTTCGTTTACTATATCGAAAGACCTAAACAGGTTGACCCGCAGAAGGCCACGTTTGAGCTAACATCCGTCTTCGATATGGATGGCTTGATGATTCCGGCCCGCCAGACTCAAACCGTTTGTTATTGGGCGCAACGCGGCTGGTACAAAACCGGGAAGGGATGCAGTTACAACGGGCAAAGCGGATACTTTGACAAATACGGTAATAAGGTTGATGATCCCAGCCAGGATGTTTGCGGTGGCCTTGTTTCGTCGTGCAGATTGCGATTCGGAAATGAGGCTTTGGATTTTGGCGGTTGCGCTACTGCAACCTTGAAAAGCGGACGGTAATATGTTAACTCCAAAAATCAAAATGCAGATCATGCAGCATGCGAAGGAAGTTTACCCGCATGAGTGCGCAGGGCTGGTAACGCAGAAATCACGCGTGCAGAAATATCACCGACTCGATAACGTTTCGCCGGATCCTGAGAACGAATCAATGCCGGACGAAACACAGTACGCGCTGGCGTCACTGGAAGGCGAGCCGATCGCCTTCGTTCACTCCCACACTGGCGACGGAGCAACCACCGTTCCGAGCGCCACAGATTTATGCTTCTGTGATGAATCTGGCTTGTCGTGGGTTATCGTGTCGATTCCAGAAGGTGATATGCGGATTATCGAACCGAAGCGCAGGCCGCTGATTGGTCGCCCCTGGGCTTTGGGCGCGTATGATTGCTACGGCCTGGTGATGGATTTTCACAAGCGCCACGGCGTCACGCTGACTGACCGCCGCCTGCCGTTCGAATGGTGGAAGCCGGAATACAAAGAGGATCTTTACCGCGACTACTGGCGCGAAGATGGATTCATCGAAAACACTGGAGATCCCGAAGTAGGCGATATGATTATCTTCCAGCTTCAGGCGGAAAAGTGGAACCACGCTGGGATTTACGTTGGAAACAATAATATCCTTCACCACGCCTTCGGCAAGCTATCCCGCCGCGATATCTATTCCGGGTGGTATGAGCAGCACAAGGTTTTAGTTTGCAGACATAAGGATCTTAAACATGGCATCACATACAAAGACGATTAAACTTTCCGGCTCTCTTGGGCGTCGGTTCGGTGTTTTCCATAACCTCGCAGTCGATTCAGTCGGCGAATGCATTCGAGCGCTATCCTACCAGGTGGAAGGGTTTAAAGCCTTCATGCAGAGCAAGGTTGGTTCTAACATGCGCTTTGGTATCGTCGCGGACGGAAAACCAATCAGCACGAATGACTTTGCAACGTTCGCCGTAGCGAAGGAAATCCGAATCATCCCCATCCCGAAGGCCAGAAAGAACGGCGGATTGTTGCAGATCGTTATCGGCGCTGCGATTATGGTTGCAGCCTTCTTCACTGGAGGTGCATCGCTGGCGGCAATGGGGGCGTTTTCATCGGCTGCGTTTATGGCTGGCGGCGCAATGGTCTTGGGTGGCGTTATGCAGATGATTGCACCGCAGATGGGCGGCAATATGCGAGCGAGCGAGTCGCCAGAAAATAAACCGTCGTATGCTTTCGGAGGGCCGATTAACACCACGGCGGCGGGTTATCCAATCCAGTTGCCATACGGTTACAGATTGGCTGGCGGCGCTCTGTTTGGTTCGGGATCTTACGCCGAAGACAACAACTAATTAAGCGATTCGCTTTTTAGCCTGGGGGCATAGCCTCCGGGCTTTTTGTCGTGTACAATTGCAAAACTATTAACAGGAGGCTAAACGATGACTAATATCAAGGCCCGCAAGGGCGGTTCCAGCCAGCCGCGAACCCCGGTAGAAATGCCTGATAACCTGATCTCGAAAGACAAGATCAAGTTATTGCTGGCCGTTTCTGACGGTGAAGTAGTGGATGACTTCAGCCTGAAGCAGTTGCATTTCGGCGGCGTTCCGGTTCAGAACGAAGACGGGAGCTATAACTATGAGGGAGTTATTGCAGAATTTCGCCCAGGCACGCAAACGCAGAGTTACATCCAGGGATTCAGTGAATCAAGCGCTGAATTCCAGGTTGCACGCGACGTTACCTTTAACACGCCGTACACGCTGACGGTATCGAACAAGAATCTTTCTGCTATCCGCTTCCGCCTGTTATGGCCCCGCGTGCTGACGCAAAAAGATAATGGCGATATGGTCGGTTCGGTCGTTGAGTACAAGATCGAAATGGCGGTTGACGGTGCGAGCTATCAAACCTACTTGACCGACAAAATCGACGGTAAAAACACGACTGGCGGTTACGATCGCAGTATCCGCGTCAACTTGCCGCAAGACTTCACGTCGCAGGTTCTTATCCGCGTAAGCCGAATTACGCCGGACGCTGACGGGGTGAAGGTGGTCGATGCCTTCCAGGTTCAGTCCTACGCTGAGGTGATCGATGCAAAATTCCGCTATCCGCTGACGGCAATGCTTTACGTCGAGTTTGATAGCGATCTGTTCCAGAACCAGATCCCGACAATCTCGCTCAAGAAGAAGTGGAAGATTGTCCAGGTTCCGAGTAACTATGACCCTGTTAACAGGACGTATGCCGGAACGTGGGACGGAACTTTCAAATGGGCGTGGAGCAACAACCCGGCTTGGGTTCTTTACGACCTGATCATGAATCAGCGTTATGGGTTAGACCAGCGCGAGTTAGGGATCCCGGTCGACAAGTGGTCGCTCTATGAGGTGTCGCAATACTGTGATGAGCTTGTGCCGGATAATCGCGGCGGGATGGAACCGCGTTACCTGATGGATATGGTTGTGCAGTCGCAGGTCGAAGCCTTCCAGTTGGTCAGGGATGTTTGTTCCGCCTTCCGTGGAATGACGTTCTACAACGGGGAAAGCCTTTCGATTATCGTCGATAAGCCACGCGATCCGGTTTACCTGTTCACTGCTGATAACGTCGTTGATGGCGTATTCGTTCGAACTTTTCCGAGCGAAAAAACGATGTACACGTCGTGCAACGTGATGTTCGACGACGCAGAGAACCAGTACGAACAGGACGTTGAACCAGTATTCAACGCTGACGCTGCAATGCGGTTCGGTCACAACCCGACAAGCATCACGGCGATCGGTTGCACCAGACGGACAGAAGCAAACCGCCGTGGGCGCTGGATTCTGCAAACGAACCTAAGCGCAACCACCGTTTCGTTTTCTACTGGCCTGGAAGGCATGATCCCGTCATGTGGCGATGTGATTTACGTTGCAGATCCGCATTGGCAATCGGCCTTCAACCTGGTGTTGTCAGGTCGCATTATGGAAGTAACTGGAACTCAGGTTTTCCTGGCTTTCCGCTGCGACGCGAAGGCGGGCGATACGCTGATTCTGAACACTGACGACGGCAAGCCATTACGCCGAACCATTGCCAGCGTTTCGGCAGACGGCAAAACCATTACGCTAAACGTTGGATATAACTTTGACGTTGCGCCTGATAGTGTATTCCTGATCGAAAGTGATCAGCTTGTAGCGGAACAGTATGTAGTAACCAGGATTGAGAAGGGGAGCGATGACGACGAATTTACTTTCGCCATCACAGCTACCCAATACAACCCGAACAAGTACGACGCGATCGACAACGGAGTAATCACTGACGACCGCCCAACGTCGGTTGTTGACCCGGATTCAATGGGAGCGCCGGAAAACGTGTCGATTAGTTCATTCTCACGCATTGTGCAGGGTATGAGCGTCGAGACGATGGTGATCGGCTGGTCTGCCGTGCAGTACGCAAAACTTTACGAGGTGCAATGGCGTAAGGATGGCGGAAACTGGAACAACGTGCCGCGCACAGCGACAACGCAGGTTGATATTGAGGGGATTTATGCTGGCGAATACCAGGCGCGCGTAAGGTGCATTAGCGGCGGCAATATCGCGTCTCCTTGGTCTGCATTGGCAACCGCCACACTGACCGGGAAAGTCGGAGCGCCAAAAGGACCGATTAACCTTTTTGCGTCGGACAATGAGATCTTCGGCATTCGCGTTAAGTGGGCCATGCCGGAAGGATCGGAAGATACGGCATACATTGAACTTTACCAGTCACAAAGCGGAACCGATCAGGATGCAAGCCTGCTTACCCTGATTCCCTACCCGGCTTCTGAATACTGGCATTCAATTCTTCCCGCTGGCTACGTGAACTTCTACAAAGCCAGAAGCGTAGACCGTATCGGCAACGTTTCAGCGTGGACTGATTACGCTCGCGGCATGTCGTCTACTGACGTTAACGCCATCACGGATACGATCCTGGATGAGATCCTCGACAGCGACGCGATGAAAGAACTTCAGGTGAGTGCACAGGATAGTGCGGCAAAACTCAATGACTACGCTAACAGCATCATCCAAAACGCATTAGCGAATGATGGAGATGTTAGAATCATGAGAAAGGAGAATGGAAAGAGGAAGGCTGAGATTAAACGCGCAGAAGTTCTCATAGCAAATGAGACGGAAGCCAGGGTGCAGCAGGTTAACCAGATATCGGCAGAGTTCAACGAAAACCTCAATTCTGGATTAACTCAAGTTAACGAGGCGTTGGCGAATGAAACTGAGGCTCGCGTTACGTCGGAGGAGGCGCTATCAGCAAGGATTGGCCAGAACTCCGCAGCGCTAGATCAGAAACTTGATTCGTGGGCAAACGTTAATGGAGTTGGTTCCATGTATACAATGAAGCTAGGGCTGACTTACAACGGCCAGGAATACAATTCCGGGATGGCCCTACAGCTTACATCACAGGGTGGAAACGTTGTTTCGCAAGTTCTGTTTATTGCTGATAGATTCGCCATCATCCGAAATGCGGAGTCTGGAGCGTACACGTTGCCTTTTGTTGTGCAGAATGACCAGGTTTTCATGAATAACGCGCTTATTCAGGACGGTTCGATTACCAACGCGAAGATCGGTAACGTCATTCAGTCCAGCAACTACATCGCTGGGCAGCAAGGATGGGTGATTAACAAGAACGGCGGTTCTGAGTTTAATAACGTTACCGTTCGCGGCCATATCGAGGCTAATAGCGGAACGTTCAAGGGTACGATTGAGGCTCAGAGCTTCATAGGTGATATTGCAGTTGCCAGAAGATATGATGACTTGAGCTTTCGCAGAAACAATACCGTTCAGCGTGACGGGTACTATCAAAATCGCGGTTATGGAATGACGATAGTTCTTAGTTGCACATTAATCTATGAGGTTACAGGGGGTGAAGACGATAGAAACGGATACATTGTTGAAGTTACGTTCAATATTGGAGGGCAGCAGGTAACTAGACTTTTTCCAGTTAACCCAAGGCTAACATCCGGTACTTATGCTGCTGAATTTCGATTTTCTGCTGATATTCCAGCAAATTACAGTAACACTTCTTTCTTTGTGAAAGCGAAAGGAAGAGACGCAAATTGGGATTATAGTTGTCAAATTGAGAACATCACGGCAACCGCATTCCGCACAAACTCAAATAGCTTTACATAACAAAAAGGGGCCGATGGCCCCTTTTGTATGATGCTATATTATTCATGGCTACCAATGTAAAAACGCATGATCACATCAATTCAGATCACGCTATTTTCTGCCCTCTCGTCAATGGCGGCAGCGCTTTATAGTCTGGATTTGCTAAGGTTATTCTACTTAATTAGTAGAACGAGGGCGCTTGATGCGTATCTATTCATTCTTCATAAAATTAGTTTTTGATCACGACACCAGAAAGTTGCTGGCGCTTTACCATAAAAAACCCCGCCGAAGCGGGGTTTTAATCTACGCCAACCGTTTCAGGAACTGAAACCAATTGAAACCGAGAAATACCTACTCTAGGAAATCGCGGCTATGCTTGACTGTCGAATCTTGACCTATCTCCAAAAAAAACTGTATATATACAATGTTTATGTTTAAGAATAAGATCAATATTCGATAACAGCAAAGCGATTATTGTCATAACTCTAAATCAATGATATTACGATGATAACTCACCTATCGCAAACAGCCAAGCATCAGCAATTACATATCCACCCATGTCAGGGTCTGGGTGTATAAGGTCTGACGCAAACCACGGTCGACCAGAATTTGCCGAGTAATCCGCTGGATTCTCACCAAACCATTGCTGAAGGTCTAAGTAGGCAACGTTTCGTTCATCACGAGCAATCTCGTAAAGCGCATCCGCATATACCGACATAGCTATCGGGTTATTTGTGCGCTGATTTTCTGCTGGCGCAACCAGCAAAATATCGACATAGGGATTCGCCTCACGCGCACGATCGATCAGGGTCAGAATATCGGCCTTGTATTGCGCCTTGCTGCGACCTGGGGTCTGGTCATTAGTGCCGTGCGTAATTCCCAAAAGGTTGAGACCTAGCGACGCAATACCAGCCTTCCAGTGCGTTGCATCAATTGACGCCCACTGCTGAACCCGCGTACCTGTCGCACCAAGTTTATGCACCAGCACACCTGCCACATCAGGCAACTCCTCATTCACACCGTACAAAGTCACTGGCCCAGAAACTGCTTCGATCCAGAATTGCCCATTACCACTCTCAGGTTTTCCTGCCAGAAGGATAGTTTGCAGCCCGACAGGAAGAGCAGACAGATCTGTGTTTTCCTGCCAGGTTACGCCACCGTCCCATGAATGTCTGATTACACCTGCCCCACCTTCCGCAAACAGCGTGAATGTCGTACCCTTAGAGAAGGTTTCATTGCCCTGATAACGGATAATGGTTCCCGTCGACAAAACAGCCTGACATGCATCCGGGCCGTTACCTGTTCCGTAAGCTGACACATCGGCAGTCCCAGCTTGAATAACTGCTCGATTGTTCCATACCACATCGCCGTTCGGCAGACTGCTACCAATGCCACCAAAAGAGCAGAACCCACGACCGATCGGGCCATCCACCACGAACGCACTGGACGCGTGGTATTTGCGCCATAATGACGTAGCGACTTTCAGTGCATAACGACCCGTATTATGCGTCCAGCTATCACCTACCATTCCAACGACAAGCCTCGCCGTTTTACCTGTCTTGCCGTATTTCAGCGAACGCAGGCGCTGACGGGTTTCCCTGAGTCTTTCCAGACCGTAATACGATGGCCGCACCTCGTTAGTAACAACGTCTGACGTTGGCCAAGTAATCGGCATTCCGTCGATCTCAGTCCGAGCGACAAAACCAGGAGCTTCGTAATCTGTCGCCGTGTCACCTTCCTGAACCTGAAAACGCGTAACGTCTGCTGACCATGTCGAGACGCGCATCATGGTAGCTGTCGGTGGGGTGGTGAAGCTGTAAACATCACCTCCAGGTGCTGCCACCCCCGGTGCAATGGCGGTATTTGCATTCACGTAAAATGCAACTGTTCGCGCGCCCCTCCCACCTTTGACGCGAGCGGTATAGGTTGTTGATGGTTTGACGGGAATGTAATCACTGGCGCTGTACGTCGCATTTGCGGCCAGTTGCCCGGTGTTATTGTTAACGTAATATCCGTCAGTAACCTTATCAGCCAGAAAGATATTCTTACTCGCGGTAAAGATGTTAGTTTTATCGGGAGATACCGCCCCACTGGCAATCATCGCCCGACTGACAGCACCATCATTTATTTTTGGAATATATTCAACAGGTGTTCCGTCTGGCAGGCTGGACGGAGCGATCCATTTAAATTCCGTATAAGCAGGGGTAGCTGTACCTTCGGTAAGTGCAAAGGTCGCAACCGCAGAAACAGCAATGCTAACACGCACTCCGGTAATACCAGCAGGAACAGTAAACATTTTCGTGTTCGCAGTGATACTCGCTTCCTTAATTGGTGCTCCACCTGCACCATACATCGTGACAAACCGCATAAAGGCGTTGGATGTATAGGTTTTCCCCTGCTCTACTTTGATCATTGCAGACGCATCATACCGCGCAGAGGCGATGGGAGTTCCATATTCAGAAATGTAATACCCCTGAAGACGGCTATTTTTGTTGAATAAATTTGTGCCTGACCTCTGAAACGTATGCAGATACTCTGGCGTAATGGTCGGCAGCGCCTTCAGCGGTACAGACTGAATGTGTTCATGGTTGACAACTAGACCATATGGTGAAACAGATGGCGGTAAGATCGCACCGTCAACTATCCAATATACCATAGATGGCTGGTATGACGCTCTCATCCATGACGCCCCCGCAGGAACAGTGACGTAACGTGATGCTTGCCCAGAACCCGATATGAATGTTTTATTTTCTGAGTAAAAATTAGCAATCTCCCCCAGGACAGAAAACACCAGTTGCTGACCAGGAGTGACCGGAATCCATCCCGTCGTGTTATAACCGTCCAGCGGCTCCGTCAGCCCAGTCGTAACTGAAAGCCGCTTTCCTACTTCTAGATCATTGTCATCAAAGTTAACGAGGTTGGGATGTTCTCCTGATTTCCCCATAGTTGGCAATTTTTCGACGAACGAATACGATGGAATTTTTCTCCCCGTTGCGGTCAGCGTTCCGGCGTTGTTGATTACCTCTACTGCAAGTGCGCTATCATCATGGCTGCGGTAATATGCAGTTGATCCTGCCGGTATGTTGCCAGCATCTGCATCTGCCTGCGCCGCAGCTAGCGTAGGAAACTCACGGATTGTCCCTGTTATGGCTGCTGCGCCTGGAACTAGCGCAACTTCTTCAGCTACGCCATTATTATTTTTAAAAAGTTTGAATGAAACAAAACTTCCAGAACCCTGAGGAATCTGAAAAAATTGACCATTTGATGTAGCAGCCAAGCCTGCCGCCTCATCCGAGAACATGTTTCCCACTTCTGACGCCTGAAGTACATAGTTCTTAGATTCTGCTGCGGCATTTTCTGACTCTTGCTGCGCAGCTACTGCGGCGTCTCTTGCATTCTCAGCTACAATCTCCGAAGTTTTCGCCGCGTTTTCAGAAGATTTAGCGTTAATCTCTGAGGTTTTGGCGTTAGTTTCTGAGGTTTTTGACGAGTTTTCAGAATCCGCAGCATTAGCAGCGCTTACGTTAGCAGCTTCAGAGTCTGCCTTCACCTGACTGGCAAGATTTTTAAACAACTCGAAATCGAAATCCTTAAAGGAATCGACTGCATCCGCAATTGCAGTTTCCTGCGACTGATAGTAGCGCAAAGTTTCCGCAACATCTTGCGCCAGACCATCAACGGTCAGCGAGTCGCTTAACAGGATCGCGTAGTCAGTAGACGCTACGACAGCGCCGTTTGTGGTGATGGCTTTAATTTCAGTGTCGCTGACCACCTTGTTTACGACGGCCATTTGAATTGGCGACGACAAAAACATAATAGTAGCGCCGGGGCGAATCAGCGAAAGCGATGATTGCCACTTTGTGCCAGTCCCGATAACTGTTCCATCTGCGGCCATAGCCGCCTTGCCTTCTCTGTATAGTGCCATGCCTTTAGTCCTCTCTGGTTGGTTGATTAACGCAGATAATAGCATCAATGAACATAAAAAAAAAGGAGCTTTTCGGCTCCTTTAGTTGTTAAATCAGAATGGGATATCATCATCGAAATCCATGCCTGGATTCCCGCCGCTGCTTTGCGGCTTCGGTTGTTGTTGTTGCGGCTTCGGTTGCTGAGGCTGGCCCCACCCACCCTGCTGATTACCGCCGCCATGCGTTGGTTCGCGCTGGCTGAATTCCAGTTGCGGCATAATCATTTCATTGTGGCTGTAAGTTGCGCCGTTGTGCTCGCTGTTTACGATCTGAAGTGTCCGGCAGGTTACGCTAATAACCTTGTCCACCTGTAACGCTTCATCGTACCACGCAATCATGCTTTCCTTCGCGAAGAAGACGGCGCGATAGTTGGTGTATACAGTTTCGTCCTGGCCGTCGCGATTGCGGATCTTCATTCGCTCCGACAGGTCGACCGCGTACATCTTCCACGGCCCATTATTGTTGCTGCCCTCTTTGACGTAAGGCGCTTTTCGGATTACCCCTGTTACAACATGCATTTTTATTCCTATGGGGCGGTTTCCCGCCCGGTTAAATTAGTTGAAAGATGAGATATCTTGTGCTTCAGGTTCAGGCTTTGATTCTACCTGTTCCGGCTCGCGTTTCGCAACCTCTTGCGGCTTGCCGGGGTTAAATCCGTTCGCTGGCGTCACTTTTAGTTGCGCCTGGCGCTTCGTGATATCGTCTTCCGTCACCTTCCATTCCGCAGGCGTCAATGTCTGTTTAGCCAGCTTGTAAATCTCGCGGAGAGATTCGAGGTCTTCGCACGCATCAATGCGTTTTTTGAAGTCTTGCGGCTTCATCTTCGCGATCTCTGCGTCATCGTCGGCCTGCTTGATGCCCAGCGCGGCGGCTAACGCATAACGGCGAGCGTATGAGGTCGTCGAGCCATATGCTTGCTCAACGGTTTTGCTGATCGGCATGTTGAACTGAAACGCCATCCACTCGCCAGATTCATGCAGGAACATCGTTTCAAGGTGCATAACCTTGTCGGTGCTGGTATCCATCATTGATTGAATGACCATAATTTTGTTCTTTTCCAGCGATGGCCCGATGGCGTCCAGGATATCGCCGAGATTGGCATAGGTGTTGCCCAGGTGGCTATTCTTCCCGCTTTTCTTCGCGGCAACGAAGCCAGACTTCGCTTTGATTAACGCAATGGCGATCTCTTTGAAACTTTCAGATGTACGCATGACAAACTTTCCTTTTCCTGATTGGTGGAGCGCACTATATCACAAGTGCGCCGTAGTGTTTAGCTATTTGTGCCGTATACTTCCGGGAACATGTATTTCACGAATTGCGGCGTGGGCAACTTCACTTCCGCTGCGTTCGATTCGTATGACGGCCAAACGTCATGCTTGACGCATTCGGCGTACTGGTGAATCACGCTTTGATACTGCTTCCGCCCGATCTCAATCTGCTGATCCGTTAACGTGAACGCGAGAGGCGCGAACGGTGATTTTTTCTCCTGCGTCAGCAGGCGGACAACAACCGGGCGTTTTTCGTTGTACGTCTTAACGAACAGATCGCGCTGCAATGCCATTTTGAGATAGTAGCCAAGGTTGAACGCCAGCCGCCCGAAGTCATCCGGTTTAGAGGTCTGAGTAGTTTTGTAGTCGGTAATCACCACCACTTCGAAAACTTCATCCGGGTTAAACCCCCACTCTTTGATGAGTTCGGGATCCGACACGACGTCAACATGATCGAGCCGAACCTTTACCGGGACGCCGAAAATTTCGCCGAAGATTGACAACTCGCGTTGCGCTGTATCCGATTCAATGCACGCCGCGTGCCGTGGGTTAGCCAGCATCACGTTTCGCATTTGCACGACCGCATCGAAATCAGAATCCTTGACCAGCTTCCGGCCTGAGTTGATGGCGGCGCTTTCGTCGCAGAGTTCGATCGCCCACCACACGTTAAAATCAATCCCGGCGCGGTATGCCATTTCCAGCAATTCGGGGTAGTCCTTGTTGGACGTCCCAATCAGGCCACACGCTTTCAATTTCGCAGACAATGCCGACTTCGAAGTAATCAGATCCTTAACGTCGCCCGGTGCGGTCGCTCGCAGGTATTCGCCATTAAATTTGGACGTCTCAAGCATGCAGGTATGGGAGCAAGTACCGAAGGAAAGCGCGGCTGTTTCCTCCCGCTCCTTGTATTTCCAGTGGGCCGGGGAGGTTGCGTAAATCTCGCCGAGGCTTGAGCCGCTAACGTATCTGGCGCACCAGGAGTTAGGATCGTGGTAATCATCGTTGGATAATTCCGCGTTGGTGTATGCCTTAAAAATTGCTTCAGCCATTGATATTGCTCCTATTGTGGTTTCGTTGCGTTAAGTATACGCATGACGATTCCGGGTGCAAGGCAAAAAGTGCTATTCGTCAACTGGTCAAAAAATGAGCGAAATTTACGTAAGATTTAGTAAGATGCATCTTACGTGATTTTCTTTATATATTTCATGCGGTTAACCCAAATCGGTAAGATGGTAAGATGCCTATAGGTAAATATTAACAGGAAAATTGGGCCGAAATCGCAAAGCAAAATACATATACCCGGAGAAAATCTTACCTACAAAGATAGATAGAGAGAGAGTAATAATAATAATATAGTTAGATATCATATACTTATATATATTCTATGCTGCGATATTGGTCAAAAAATGAGCGAAATTTACGTAAGATGCATCTTACCTAATCTTACTTAAAGTGGTCGACCAGTTGGTAAGTCGATGAATTTTGGGCATAAAAAAAGGTAAGACTGAAATTATCAATCTTACCTAAAATTTGTTCACGCTTTAATCAGAGAAGGGATGATGCCACGTAGAGCTTTCGTTCAAATCCGCCTTTGAAGTTGTCATTGTTCGGCACGATCACTTTCATATCGCGTTCTTCAGCCGCCGCCAGCATATCACGATCTTTCCTGCTGCATACGACTCGCAATTCTCGCTTACCTTCTCCGCCACCCTTTCCTTTATATCGGTAGGCCACGATCTCAACGTTGGACGGGATGATGCATGCCCACACGTCACACTTAAACGAGCTTGCGATATTGAAGTGCATCGCCTCCACCCAAGAGCGAGCCAGGTAAATTGGCCCGTTACCGCCTTCGCTCTGATTGGTTACGATCACCGATCCGAAAGTCAGGTCGCCAGCTAACATCTTCTCGCGGCCCTCCTCATCAATGAATAAGATGTTGCAGTATTCATCGTCCGGCCCGCCTTCATGTACCAGTCGCATCGGGAGCGCATGAAATAGCTCTTGCCTGCCGTTCTCGTGGGTTTTTACGCCAACCCGGTATGATTCAACGAACTCATTTTCAATGCCCTCATAGAGCGTTACAGGCGTGCTATCGACGGCCTCCGTTCTGTTCATTATCGCCACGACGCGATCGTGATCTGCCATCTTGCCGTAGTCGTACCCGTTATCGCGAGTAACCTGCTTGTTGCGCTTAACTACGTACTCTTGCGGAACTTTGCCCAGGTATCGCCCAAGAATGTTGATGCACTCGCTATATGGCTCGCCGCTCAACTTCATTAACCATCCGATCCCCTTATCGGCACCGCAGCCGCTGCAATATGCCCCGCCGTCGCCGCGATTCTCTAATTTGTCAGTCCAGCGGAAGCGATCCTTACCGCCGCAGTTAGGGCAGTCCTGGTGTTTGCCGTTGAAATAGCGGGAGTGGATGCCGCAAATATTTTGTAGCGCCTCGCGCCACATCCCCGGCATGTATGGCAAAACCTCTTTTTCGTCGTAAAAATCCACGTCATAACCTCCAAATAAAAAACGCCCACGCGAGAATCATAACCCGGTAGGCGTTTAGTAGTTAGTCAAATTGTGCTATCGGACTACTCGAAGCATTTCGCGGCGGTCGCAGCGGCGCGTAATCGGCTTGCCGTTGCTGTCGAATCTGAGATCCGGGCGGCAAAATGAAGCCCTGAAGCCTTTGCAGTCATTGCGGCGGTAACTCTTATGCACCAGGTAAGCACCATCGGCTGAAATCATGCCGCGCTTAATCCACTGCTGAACAACCTGGATGCTAACGCCCAACTCCTTTGCTGTTTTGGCGATGCCTCCGTATGCCTCGATCACCAATTCCATCCGGGTAGTCAGGCCCGCCCTTACCTCATCCTTCAGGACGTAATAGCCTGTCGGCTTCTTGCGGGGCTTCTTATCTTTCCCGCGTGACGTCCCGTTATTGCCGTTCAAAGTTCGCTTGTCTACCTTTGCCATTTGTTCCATAATTTAACCTCACAGCACTTTTTGTTAAACACGATAAAATTTTCTCTGTATTATACACGCAACCATGCGAATGACAAATCAGGATTAACCATGCTGACAATTGAACAACAAATTGAAGCCTACGCAGACAAGATCCCATCTATTCAAAAGCGGTTCACGGTCGGGAATATAGTTCCGTACCCTTACCAGGCTGTCGCGTACATCGAGACGGCGAAGCGGATCGCTAACTATGAGCATCCGTTCTACATTAAGGCGTCCGTATCCGCAGGCAAGACAATCATGATCGCCATGCTCGCGGCGCAGTGCAAAACAATGAACTTGCCTATGATGGTTCTCGCCAGGCAGGCCGAGATCGTGAAGCAAGATTCCGAAGAAATCAGCAACCTTGACGTGCCAAACTCCGTTTATTGCGCCGGGTTAGGTACAAAGGCGGCTTACTTCCCGATCGTCGTCGGCTCCGAAGGGACGGTGGTTAATGGCCTGTTTAAGATGCTGGGCGATTACGTGCCTTCAGTCCTGGCAATCGACGAATGCCATCAGGTTGACTGGCAAGACCTCGCAGAAGCGATCGCGAACGATGAATCCTTCGAGTACATGAGCCGCGCAAAGGATAAGCCGTATCGCGTGAATGGTGAGATCGTCGATGCCGATTACCCGTACAACGAAAAGTTCGAAACGGTTGAATTTGGCGGCGGTCGCACTCAATACACTATCGTAATCATCGAGTTAATGCGCCGTTGCCTTCAGAAGACAGGGCGAGAACTTCGCATCGTTGGCTACACTGGTTCGGAGTTTCGCGGCGTCATTCCGATCTTACAGGAAGACAAGAGCCAGCCGGGTTTCTGGCGCGAGCAGATCACGGACATTAACACAAACTACCTTGTCGAATTCGGTTCGGTGGTTCCGACAATCTTTGGTGACACTGAGGCCGACGGCCTGGGCTATGACCTGTCAGAGTTTCACGGCTCCAGTCAGGACGGCACGCAGGATTTTAGCGCTGAAGACTTGCGCAAGATGGAGAAGAAAATCCACGATTCCGGCGAAATGACTAAGCTGATTATGCAGAAGGTGGTCGAGCGTGCGCAGACGCGAAACGGCGTGCTTATCACTTGCGCGGGCCAGCGACACTGTAAGGAGGCGGCGAGCTACTTACCGCCGGACGCCACATACGCGATCATCACAGAGAAGACGAACTCGAAGAAACGCGGTGAAATTCTGGACAAGGCGAACCGGGGCGAGATTAAGTACATCTTCCAGGTGATGGCCCTAACGACTGGTGTTAACGTTCCGTTTTGGGATTTTTCTGTAATCCTTCGCAAGATCGGTTCTCTGACGTTGCTGATTCAGCTTTTGGGGCGAGGAATGCGATTGCTCAAAGACTGGCAGAAGGAAGCACCCTATTCGTGGGTGAAAGAAGATCACCTTGTATGGGATTTTGCCGGAACAATGGATGACCTGGGCCAGTTGTATTTCGATCCAATTCTTGAGCAGGCGCAGTATCAGAAGCGCAAGAGCAGCAAGAACGGCCCGAAAATTTGCCCGGTCTGCAAAGGCGAAAATAGCGAGTACGCCCGCCGCTGCATCCACAAGGATAGTAACGGCAATCGGTGCGAGTATTTTTGGACGTCCCAGCGCTGCGAAGACCAAAAGGATCCGAGGACGGGGAAAATCAAGGTCAAGGGATGCCACGCTGAAAACGACATTGTGGCGCGCCAGTGCAGATGTTGTGGAGTGCAGTTAAAGGATCCTAACGACAACCTCACCGGGAAGCATTACACGCAAAATGACTGGTATCAGGTTGTAGGATTTGATTTGGGATTGACACGAAACCAAAGCGGGATCATCTTTAATTACGTGTTGCTCAACCATGACGGCGAGCGGTTCACGGCCAGAGAAAAATTCTTCCCTGAGTCAGAAAGTGCGATTTGCGGTAAGTTGTGGCGACAAAAGGCAGTCTTCCAGCATGTTGATGATGCTGTAATGCGTGGAAAGTTGGGCGGCATGAAAAACGCCCGCAAGATTCTGGAGTATGCGGAATACTTCCGCGCGCCGAAGCGCGTAACGCATCGCATCAACGGCAAGAAGGAGGACATTATTTCCCGCAAAGACTTTGGAGGCGAGGAGTGATTACAGACAAAGGGGATTACCTCGAATATTACGGCGGGCCTGTAAAGGCTTGCCCGCTTGAAAAAATCGACCAGATGAACAGCGTTTCGTGGCTGCGTTACGAATACCCCGATTATCTGTTCTGGCATACGGTCAACGAGGGCGGCAAGCACAAGGCGAGCGCCGTTGCAGATCATCAAATGGGATTGCTTAAAGGCGTAAGCGATATCCTTGTGCTGATTGGGTTGGGCGGCAAATACCCGTTCGCCGCCATTGAGCTAAAGCGCCAGGGTAAATCCCAGGCATCGCCAGTGAGCAAGGAGCAACGGGAATTCCTCGCATCCGTCCGAAGCCGTGGCGGGTTCGCTGCCGTGGCCTATGGATTCGAGCAGTTTAAGATCGCTTTCTGCGATGCCATAAAATAGCACTTTTTGTTAAAACCTCCCGGCGAAAGTCGGGTAGTATTACTGCATAGAAACGAAGAACGGAGTATTGAAAGATGAAAAAGATGCTTGCTTTAATTGTTATGTCTCTTGGTCTTATTGGTTGCAGCGAAAAACCAAAAACATATATTTGCGGTAACGAAGCATTTGAGGTTACGAGCGATTATATGAAGGTAGTTAGCGGCAAGAGCGCTGGCGTTTTAATTGATGGCATTGGTGAAAACCAGTATAAGCTGTTTACGCCACTTGGAACGGCTTTTTATACTGTTAACAAAAACACCATTGATATTAAAGTTAGCGTTTATCAGAACACTCTAACTTGCGAGGTTAAGTAATAATGGCAAAAGACACCCAAGACAAAGACACTCACGACGCTTTCACGACGTTTGAACAGCTTGAACGTGAAACGTTCATAGGCAACGCACTTGCCACTGGCGGACACTATCAGGCCGTCAAGCCTGATAAGTTCTACCAAGTAACGGGCAACCGCTACGCCGGGAGCAAGACGCCGGATATCGTCCGCGACAAGTGGTCAACCGATCGCAGCCTTATTGCTTACATGGAGGAGCGTTACGGGCCATACGACCTGGACGCAGCCGCCGAAGAAAGCAACACCGTCTGCAAGAAGTTTTACGACGAAAAGACCGATTGTCTCAAGCGCTGGTGGGGGAAAAATAAGCACGTCTGGCTTAACCCGCCTTACTCGTTCCCGGATCCCTTCGTGCTGAAAGCCATTGAGCAGATGGAGCATGACAACCAGATCGATATTTTGCTTCCCGGCGACAACTCTACGGCGTGGTTCCGCGACGCACAGAAAGCAGCGGCTGAGATCATTTGGATTGTCGCAGACGTCACGGAGGATGAAGACGGAACGCAACTAAGCCGATCCGGTCGCCTGGCCTTCATTAACGGCCTAAGCGGGAAACCAGTCGACAACAACAAGGGCAGCGTGATTTTCATCATGCGCAAACTCAAGCCGGGCGAGGAGCAAAAAACGTTCTACGTTCCGGTAAGCGAAATCTGCCCGTCATTAACTAAAAAGCGCATGCGCAAACGTGGGATCTGAAAAATGGAACAGCTTGAATCTTTCACCGAATACCTCCACATCGTCGTTACCCTGCTGGACAAGTACGGCTTCATCGGCACGGATGAAGAAAAGATGGCCTTCGCCGATAGCATCGACGGCACTTATCAAGAGTTCATGGATAACGGTACGCCGCTTGCTGACTGGCCCGCGATTCTTGAGAGCGAGTTGCTTGATTTTCGGGCGCGTGAAGGTGCGGAATATTTCGCGAAAAAGCACTAATTGCTAAACAATGCCCGCCGCGAGCGGGTATTATTGTTCCATCAACCAATCAGAAGCTAACGCCATGAACACCAAAACCATTGCCGACACCATCAAGATCGCACAAGTTAAGCCGCGCATCGTATCGCGCCACCTTATTAACCTTTCTCGCCTGTGCATGGCCGACTACGTGGCGAAGCCTTTAGAGAATGGCCTTGATGGTGAAATCGGCGCAATCTACTTCCGAGCCGCCCACGGCATCGAAGAAATTCACATGTATGAGCAGATGGCGGAATGCTTCTGCATTTACGGTGACGAATAATGATTGTCGAATCTGGCCGCGCTGCCGTCTGGCAGCATGCCAAGGAGGCTGGCATTAGTGACGATATCGTGATGATCGCAAAGCATTTCGATATCAAGGATATCTCCATTGTGTTCAATGGGAAATTTACCTATCTTCATGAGCGCCCACTGAAGCGCACGCGTATAGCAGTTGCGACGCGGGCGGAGGCCGACGCTCTGAAGATGTTCATTAATGAGTCGAAGCAGACCAAAAAATATTACAAGTAGCGGGAGTGTTGAGAATGCGATATATTGCGATCCTGATTACGGCGGTGGTTCTCACTATCGCAATCTTTAACTACGCAATTCAATTGGGATAAATTATGCAACCTAAAATCACAGACGAAGAATTTTTAGCCGCCCGCGATGAAGGCAAGACCTACCGCGAGATCGCCGAAGAGTTCGGAATGAACGTTCGCAGTGTGGAGCGTCGCGGCGTTCGACTTGCCCGCCAGGGGCATTTGCACGGTAACAACCACGTAGCGAAGCACATCCCGGACGGGTTCGGGGTCAAAGGCACATCGACCATGATTCGCGCGAACGGTGACGAAGTTGTGCGCTGGGTCAAGTCAGAAGTAGACCGCGACCGCATGATCGCTTTGATGGAGGCGGCGCAAGCATCATTCTGCGAAGACCTACCGCGCGCCGAACCGCAGCCGAAGGATGAATCGAAGTTTTTCATTGAGGATCAGCTTGCCCTGTATCCGATCTTCGACTTGCACATCGGCGCGATGGCCCACAAGCACGAATGCGGCGAGAACTACGACACCAGCACAGCCGAAAGGGTTCTTAACCGCTTCTTTGACTATTCCGTTTCGGTTGCCCCGCAGTCGAAAAAGGCGGTCTTGCTGGTAGGCGGTGACTTCCTTCACAGTGACGGCCTGGACGCAGTAACCCCGGCAAGTGGTCACGTTCTCGATCAGGATAGCCGTTACGCGAAACTTGTCTATGTGGCTATTCGCTCCTTGCGCCGCGCCGTGTCGCTACTGCTGAGTAATCACGCGGAAGTAGAGGTGCAGGTAATCGAGGGGAACCACGATCAGGCTGGCATGATCTGGTTGCGTGCAGCGCTCGCAGCGTTCTATGAAAATGAGCCGCGCGTATTCGTTGACGTCAGCCCTGCTATTCTGCATCGCACCGTATGGGGCAAAACGATGCTGGGCTACACTCACGGCCACACGATGAAGAAGGCAGAAACGCGCCTCGCTGCAATGGCTACTGACTTCCGCAAGGAGTTCGGGCAATGCGACTACATCTACACGCATTCGGGCCATTGGCATCACCAGACCGTCACGGAGCACTCGTTAGGGATTGACGAAGTACACGGCCAGTTAGGGGCCAAAGACGCTTACGCCGCTCGCGGTGGTTGGCGCTCCTATCGCCAGGCGGCGGTTATTCTGTACAGCAAAGAATATGGCGAAGTAGGCCGTTTTATCTACCGCCCGAACATGTAACCACAACGGCCCCGCGAGGGGCCAAAAAGGAAAACCGATGAATAAAAATATCTGCATTTTCGATCTCGATGGCACGTTGTCCAATGGCAACCACCGTTTGCACCTGCTGCCGAAAAAAGATCTCCACCTAACCGAAAGCTGGACGGCGTTCAACATGGCGGCTGGCGGCGACGCTCCCATTACGGACACGATCCGGGTAATGGAGGCCATGCGCGCAGCAGGATTTATCGTCATCATCCTGACCGGGAGAAGTGATGAGGCACGCGAGATCACTGAAAAATGGCTGGTGCAAAATGGCGCATCGCATTACGACCTGCTGATTATGCGCTCCGCCTCCGACAACCGGAAAGATACGGTTATCAAAGAGGAAATTTTACGCAAGATTGGCATTGAGCGAATCGTTGCGGCGTGGGATGATAGCCCCACTGTTATTGCGCACTTCCGTAGCCTGGGTATCACAACTTACCAGGTCTGCGACTACGGCGAAAACCTTCACGATCATCTGAAATCTCATGGAGTAGACAAATGAAAAATGTAATCATCCTCAACGGCGCGCCGGGCATCGGAAAAGACACCATCGCGGAAATCATCGCCAGCAAATTGGAGTATCGGATCCTGAGCTTCAAATCACCGATGTTTGACATTGCGCGCGCCATCCTGGGTGCAACCGACTTTGCCCGCTTCGCCGTCCGTTACCACGACCGCAGCCGGAAAGAAGTCAAGTGCGACTTTTTAGGCGACCGCTCGCCGCGTGAATTCCTGATTCACATTAGCGAAAATTTCGTAAAGCCGACGTTAGGCAAAAAGCAGTTCGGCAAGTTGATTTGCGATTCCGTCGTGAATTCGCCTGTTAGTTGCGTCGTCAGCGACGGCGGATTTGACGAAGAAGTAGAGCACATCGCGGCGCATGATAGCGTAAACGTCTTTGTCGTTCGTCTGCATCGTGACGGCATGACTTTCGAGGGTGATAGCCGCAAGCATATTTGCCGACCGGATCTGATTTGCGAAACTTATCACGAATTCGATTTTGATATGACTACTGGCGAGCCGGAAGACGACGCGCAAAAAATCCTTGATATGGTTTTTGAAGGGTATTAATATTCTCTATGTAATGCCTTTATTATCACCGCCTTAAACTTTGGGAGCCTTAACAGGTTCCCTTTTTTTTGTTCTTTATTTGGCCCAACGCATATATCATCGCATTATCACTTAACTAACAGAGGTTGCATATCATGCGGGAATTCATCAACGCGGCAACCAATGGTAGCGGCGGTGTTACCCTCGCAGGCTCTGCGACCGGGCAACTTATCATTGCGGCCATTGGTTTATTTTTCATGATTCTATTCGGCTCCTTCGGCGCGTGGTTGCGCTGGCGAGATTCAAAGGCGCTTCGTGAAGCGCTGGAAGCCGGGGATATCAAAACGGCGGTGAAGATCAGGAGTAAATAACATGGGGATTAAAACGCGGGTTACATTCGCGGCGGCGATGGCGATCGCTGTCGCCTTCCTCCCAAAAGTGGAGGACACGAAATACAAAGTTTATACCGATATCGCTGGCGTTTCGACGGTATGCGAAGGCATCACGGGGCCGGACGTAATCAAGGGGAAAACCTATACCCGGTCAGAATGCGATGCTCTTTTGGCGAAGCATATCCAGGTCGCAAAGCGTGTAGTTGACAGCAAAATCAAAGTGGCCGTGCCGGACACCTTCAGGGCGTCGATGTACAGCTTCACTTTCAACGCTGGCGGCGGCGCATACTCCGGCAGCACTATGCTGAAGTTGACGAACCAGGGGCGGCTATATGAGGCGTGCGAACAGCTTTACCGCTGGACGTACTATCGCAACCCGAAAACGGGAAAGATGGAAAAATCTCGCGGCCTGCATAATCGCCGGGATCAGGAATTCAATCTGTGCATTAAGGATCTAAAATGAGTAGCTTAAATTTTCAGCGAGCATTGGCAATCGGCTTCATCGTGTGGGCGGTTGCGCTGGTTTCCGGTTGCGCTTCCAGCGTCCCTATCCTTTCCGATCTGGTGGGCAGCAAGCCGGATATGACGGCGCAAGTCGGTGCGGAGAACGTGAAACAGGCGGTTGGCGTGACGAACAAAACAGACACGTCCAGCAAGCAGGAAACGACCTTCAAAGAATCGGCAGTTGGCAAGGTTGACACTTCCAACAAAAAGGCGGTGACGACCTCCAGCATTCACGCGAACCAGATTACGGCGGAGAAGATCGAGATCCGAAACGACGGTAGCGGAAGCATGATTCCGTGGCTGATTGGTGCCGTTGGGGTCATCATGTTCGCTGTCGGTGTTTTCGGTATGTGGCGAGAGCGAAAAAATAAAGGGGCGTAAGCCCCTTTTTTCATATGTACCGTTTGACGTGCAGCAGTGCCACGCCATCTTCATCATTCAACCCATGTTCAACCGTGTTTGTCGCGGCCATGCCTTGATATAGCAAGGTGAGCGCGGCACGCAAGTAATTTTCTGGTGTGATCTGATTCACGCAAACAAGCCTGTGAACCTCCGTTATCATATCTTCCACCTGCTTTCCCGAATAGGGCTTCATCGTCGAGTTGCTCAATGTGCATCATCTCCCACATGTATTTGTTGTCCATCCCTTCAAACGACCGGAAGTTAAATCCAATCTCCCTGTTATCCGGGCCAGTACACCACACTACGCCGTTTTTTCCGTCCAGGTATCCATTCGTATAGCTTCGCGCTAAAAACTCCTTAGAAACCATTGAGGCGAACATACGGTGTGACACGTTGGCGGCTTTTGCCATGCGTGGCGATTCGCGGTGCATGTAAACGAACTTCGCAAAATCTTGCCGGGTGAATTCCCGGCGAGACTCGCAGAATCGGTAAATGTCAAGGATAAACATTCATTACCTCATGAATGAAGGGTTAATAAACACCTCTGAATCAATCACGCAGATGAACCCTAATTCCTCCATCTTCGGCAGCAATTTTTCCTTAATCCTTTTGCTCACCCCGGACTGACCTTTGAAGATCTTCAGATTGCGGCACGCGTTATAGATGCTCTGAACCGTCATCACGCCTTTCGCCTGCTTGCCACGACTGGCGATAACATCGTACACCGCCTTAATCTCCGCGCCCTCACCAGCGAAGCCGGACGAATCAGCCGACGACAAATACGTTTTGCTCAACTCATGAAACATGATGATGGCTTCGTCGATCGTTTCGGTTCCGATCTTCTTCGAGCGTTTGCCGCCAGGTTGCCAGTTGCGGATCGTGTGGATTACCGACGCCAGGCGCATCACCTGCTTATCGAATTTACCCATCGCACCGCGCAGCATCGTATGCGAATACTTCCCGCCGTCGCCTAATTCCGGCTCTAACTCCTGGCGGGCCTTGTTCAGCCGACGCATGCCTGCTTCAGTCACTTCCAGCTTGATATACGATTCCGTCATAATGTCATGAATGAGGCGGAAGTAATCAGCGCGTAAAGACTTGTCGATCGGCTCATAGGTCGAATTCCCGTTTTCGTCAATGAACACACGCTCACCTAACCGCGTTTGCTCGCGAACCAAAAGGAAACGCTCTGATACACCGATACCGCGAGAACCAGCCTGCATGATGGCGTCGATGGTTTCATCCTGGGCGATTACGCAAATACAGCCCAGCGCGACGAATGACATATTGTTACTAACGTCTGAACGTGCGATCGATACGTGGCCCTTATCCCACGCCTTCAACACCAGTTCGCTGTTCGTCTTCTTGCCGCCGTCGTTGCCATACGTGATCCCTAACAGGCTGTTAACCGCCGTCGCTTCGTCCGAGATAACCGCAAAGTTGCCTTGTCGATTGTTGATTTTCGCCAGGCCTTCCGGCGTGGTATCGGAAACGGGGAACGTCAGATCGCACATGCTTTCTAACTTCTCCTCAAGTTCGTCTTTGTCTTCGAACAGTTTCGCCATATCGGACTGCGATAACTCGCCTTTCATGGCCTGCTTGTTGGCGGACAACTTCGCCATGATTTTCTTGCGCTCTTTCTTGCGCGCCTCGTTGATTCGCTCAACCTCTGCGACGATCGGATCGATAGCCAGCGAGTTAATCGCAGACTTACCAGCGGAAGGCGGCTGCGACGTAATGACGTAAAGCGTCGTTGGTTGCTCGCTGCCGTGGTACTCCACCCAAAAGCGACCCATCATAGCGGCGGACACGGTTCCGAGGAAATGCATATAAGCCGATGATTCCGGGAATTGAACGGAGCGAGCGGCGTTGAGCGCCAGCTTGCCGACGATATCGTAATCATTCGCGATCGAGATCGTGGGATACTTGTCCGCGTTTACGTCGATATCTTTCGGCTTGGGCCAGAAAGAAACGGAGTCGCGATACCCGTTCGCACGGATGGCGACGCGCAAGGGGCTGATGCCTTCCTTCTCTGCGATGGCAATAATATCTTGTGGGGACACGCGGTCATTTAAAAACATGCCTTGCTCCTGATTGGTTAATCGTGCGGCTAATGATAAGCCGTCTTAAATCCGAGATCCAGTGATAATCTAAACGCACTTGCAAAATGTGCTTAGGTTATCGGGGCGCATGGCCCCGAATCCGTTACAGGTATTTCGCCTCAAACGTGGTTCCGTCCGACACGCTGAAACCGACTTCCTCACGGTAGAGCGTCCAGCGGCAACCGTCACGGTCGAAGATGTACCCGGCGACGCCGCCAAGCGCGCGACCGCTTTCCACCTGGTAACGCTTGCCGACGGTGAAGGATTTTTTCACCGGGTTTTTGTGGTCGAGGCCAACGCATTTCAGGGTTTTCGTTTTCAGTTCGATAAACGTAGCCACCACCACGCCGCCAACGCCAGCAATGAACAACTCACCGCTAATGCCGACCGACAAGTAAACGCGCTTCTTCTTCAGTTCGGCGCTGTTATATACCATCATTGACACGTTGCCTTCGTCATCAATGCGAGCGGAATAAAGGTTGTTTTCCTGGATATTAACAGCACGGCTTGAGGTGCATTTAATTTTGATTGACTTTGCCATTTTATTTCCTGTCTCCCATTTCGATATAGAGGTTTACCAGATCCAGAAAGTCTGATTTGTTTCTGCAACTCAATTTAAAGCCAACGTGCGATTCGATCTTATTTTGCATTGCCGCCATCGTTGCGCCGCCGTTATTCATCTTCAGAACTTCGCGGCATACGTCAGCCAGTTTTTTAGATATCATATTTCACCACCGTAAATTTAGTGTTTTTGCAAGCGCCTTCGATATCGCTAATTAGGCGATTCACTCTGATATTAATCATCGTTTTGTGGTGCATGACGTCAACAATGCCGACAACCGCTAACACCATGATTGAAAAGATAAGAGCACCAGGCCCATACATAGAAAATAGTGCGGTCATTACTGCGATCATGAATTTCATTCTGGTTTTCTCCGTTGCGTTTCGATGGAATAACTATACCCGCAATTAAGCGGGTACGTTTAGCAATTCGTGCTATTCATTAAAATTCGCCTGGAACACGGCGCGAGCGAATCCGCGCGGAGTGATAGAGCGAAGCATCTTTGTTCTTTCAGACTTGCCGCCCAGGAATTTCCACGCCCAAAAGAAATCGACGCCTTCCACACCTTCAGGCGGTAATAAACGTTTCGGCTCCACGAATCCGTTACCGTGCCAGATGCACGTTTTCTTCGTGTAATTGTCGCAGTGCGGCATTTTTGGGTGCCAAACTTCCTCATGCGGCGCAACATACCCGCCGAAGTCGCGAGGGTGGAAATAAAAATCCGGCTTGCGCCAAAGCGTCGACAATTTGCCAACCGGGTTTTCTACCATCCAGGGGCAATTATATTGGTCGCCCAATTGCTCGATCATCTTCGCATCATCGGCGGCTGATAGAACATCCTGAGTCTGCCGGGTGTGCTTCACCCCGCTATGCGCTAACAGCGTGCAGGAAGGGAAAGCGAAAATAATGTCAGGATCCGGGATGCCCAGGATCGTGCGCTTCACGTCGAAATCTTTGTCAATCCAGATGTTGACATACTGGATTTTTGCATGCTCCATGCTGATTTTGTACTCGCCGTGGTCGCCGGAATCGGCGTTAAAGCAATATACATCGCAACCGCGAATTGCCCACGGCAGACCCATAATCCCGGAACCGTCAAACATGCACCACACAACGCGCTTTTTCATTGTCACCTCACCAGAAAGGGATACATTCGCGGCAACCTTCTTCACCAGTGCAGCCGCAACTATTTTCTTCTTGCTCTACCAGATCGTCGCGCATCGGCAGACTTTCGGCATCCATATCCATACTTCCCAGGGCATCCGATAGCGTCATTTCCTGATTGGCTACTTTGATGCAATATTCGCGGTTAAGACCCGCATCCTGGGCGGTTAAGAAACGGTGCCAGTAGGCATCGTCGTAATTATCAGCCATTGCTTTTCCTCCGGTTAAATTCTCGCAAACTGGCGGCGCATGACTTCGAACAGGTTTTACCCCATCCACGTTTAAGATCCGCCACCTTGACCTTATAGACAGCCCCGCATCCTGGAGCCTCGCAGCACTTCATGCTTTCCTTCGGCCCGATGTGATCAGGTCGACCAGTCAGGGAGCTATCGCCGGGATTCTTCGTCGACCAGAAAAGTTGCACTGTCGCGACCTCCTCGCCGAACTCATTAACGAACATGTAGACGCCCTTGCTTTTCAGAAGCACGGTGCAATGATGCATTTCGCCGTTGACTTCCAGGTATGCGCGATCGCCTTCTTTCATTAGCTTCTCCAAGATTCAATGAACATGCTGTTCGATTCCAGCGTCAGCGTGACGCCAGCCAGGGAGGACGGAATCAGGCGAGCGCCCGGAACCGTGCCGACAACATAGCGACCATTCGATTTGGTGATCGTGATCTGAGTAAAGCCGGATTCGCGGTTCATGCGGAGAACAACGCGACCATGCGCATGCAGGACGGCCAGGATCGAATCAGTCTTTGGATGGTTCATTGTGTAACTCCTTCGTTTGTTGGTGTGGGGACAGTATGCCACTATCCCCAAATTCTGTTTTAGCAATTCGTGCTATTCGGGAACGCAGGTCGTGTAATCCTGGCAGATGTAGATTGTGCGCTGAACACGCGGCGCGGCATCCTCCAGGCTCTGAATCTCGATATCGTTGCTGTCGACCCGGCAGGGTGTTGCACCGAAGATGAAATACCCCGTCTGCTTGTCGTTGATTTGCCACGCCTTGCTTTCGGGAACCGTATTGACGACAAACGGCGTGTCGTCGGCTTTGAAGTCTTCAGGGTGACGCCCGTAATAGTGGATGATTGCAGCAGTTGCCGCCGCCTTAAACTTTTCCGTCACGTCACGGGCGGCGATCTCACGCGAGATCTGGATGTCAACATCCGGCGCGCCGACCATGTAGGAAAAGCTGGTTGAAATGGTAACTGTTATCATTTAGATTTTAACCTCGTTTCGGTGGATGAAGTCGGCGACATAGTGGCACTCGATCGGGTTTTCGATCCCAGCGAGAACCTCACAGCGCCCGTTGTTCAGTAACTGGCAATGCTGGCAATCCACACCGCCAACATTGGCTATCACGATGGCGATCCCGTTGCATGAACCGCCGAACATCCGATGAGGGAAGGGGTAAGCCTCGCAGGTGCAAACCACCTCCCCGGCCCTCCGCTTTCTCATGCGCCCCCCTTCTCGATGCAGAATACCCAATCGCGAGCATCAACCGCGAAGCGCGCCACGCCGTCGAGCACGATGAAAACGGTCTGCCCGTTAACGCCGCGACCCTTCTCAATATCGGTGACGGTGCGGAACAGGTCGCTTGCGCCATATTGAATTTTGTCCCCGATTACGACGTCGCCAAATGCTTTCATGGTTGCTCTCCTGATTGGTTTCGATGTGGTAATGATACCAGGCCTCGCGGCCTGGCGTTTAGCAATTCGTGCTTATTTGATGGATTTTTTCGCGGCCTTGTATGCTTCTTTGAACGCCGGAACATCTTCGATCTCAATCCAGAAGCCGGAGCCATAGCCATCGTCATAGCAGGGGCATTGGTCGCAGTAGTCGCCCCATGTTTTCTCTTCGCCGCCGACAGAGAAGCCAGTTTTCATTTCGCAGAGCGCTTCTTCAACGGCTTCGATTTTTTCAGCATCGGTATCCATGATTACGAAATTCCATTTGCCGTTATATTCGTTGCCAAGTTTGATTGATTCGCGCTTCAGTTTCATGGTGTTTGCCTCTTTTGTCTGCTTCGTTTCGATGAATAGATAATAGCAAAAGCCCACGCGGGGCTTTTAACAAAAAGTGCTATTTACACCAGGCGGAACCGAACTTCATCACCGTAAATCACAGCCTGGATGTGATCGCCAAATGTGATGGTTGCGCGAGTGGTTTCGTACTCCGTGTGGCCGTATCGCCATATCCCGCGCTGGGGATAATGCGCCGCGCTTTCGTGCCAAATGTTCATAGTGAACTCTCCAGACTCCCCGAACTCCAGGCACTGGCCGACCATCGCTTTGATGGCCTGGTAGTCATTCCAACGCTGAGTAGCACGATCGGTAACGCGCTCCACATGCTTGCGCTCTTTGTGCTCCGCCGCAGCCTCAACCACGGCCCACTTACTACGGTTAAAGATTCTCATTGCTGTACTCCTTTTTGATTTGGGCGCGGAACCGCGAAGCATCTTTTTCTGCCCGTTCAGCGCTGTGATATCGTTTAAGAAACAGGGTATCAATCCCCATGCAAAGCGTTTCGTCGGCGCTGTATTTCCCCACAAGCCAAAGACTGACCGTCTGCCTGTCCAGACCGTAGTTCTTATCGAAGTGAACGCGCACATTCACAGGGACGTAGCCATGCGTCGAAATGAAGGCATCAACGCGATCGAATAGCTCTTGCTTGTTCATGATTATTCCTCAACGGTGAATTTAATCGGCTCTTTCCCGGTCGCCTTGCGATGGGAGTTGACCAGCGTTTCGAACTTGCCGATGCACTCGCGCAAATCAGTGAACGTGCTGGCGCTCCCCATGACACGCCATGATTCGACATTCTGCCCGCGAACATAGTTGATGACGTGCTTCATGATTTTGTACTGGTCGCCATCCTTTTTGGTGTACACGTGCAGCACTGCGATCCTGGTTGATTTGTAGGCGAATGCTTTGGTGATGTATTTGCAAGTTTGCATCGTGTTCGCTCCTGACTGGTTGATGTGATGACTATACCCGATCCCACCAGCAGGGTTTTGATTATTTGTGCTATTCCTACGATTGTCGATTATTCCATCTATTCGGAATAGTGGAATAGGCTGTGATTGCATCTGATTTACTGGTGATTACTTTTGACGATTCATGATTGATTGTGATTGTTTCATTCTGTGCAATGTGATGATGGAGTGTTTCATGATGTGCAACGAATTGCATAGATGCATGCACTATGCACATAATTCGCCGCTCGAATCCTGCCAAAACGTGCCTTGTGTTTCCCAAACATTTACGTCATGTGGGAATGTGGGGGAGGAAAAATCTTACCGGAAAGTTGCACAAAAAGTGACCAATATAAGCCTATAATAGATATATAAGTATATGATAAATAACAATATTATTATTATTACTCTCTCTATCTATATATGTTTGGTAAGATTTCTCCCGGCATAGCTACCGGAATCATCTTGCGAGAGCCATAAATTTTAGATGTTCCGCCGCCTCCTGGTGGTATAGGTATATATACGGGATGCTTACTAATCTTACCCAACACAGCCAAACCCTTTGACAGCAAGGCTTGCGTGGGGTAATCTCCCCTTACCAAACGCTTACAAACGCCGCAAATGTGGGGGAGAAACATGCAATACAAAGGTTATGAGTTCGAAGAAGTCGACGTGTCCGAGTGGATGCAGTACGACGCAGAAAAGCAGGCCGCTTACCATGAATGGCTGCAATCGATCACGTTCGGGGAGCGGGAGGATAATCACCAGGCTGGCCGGGCCATTGAAGGCACGTTCAAAGGCAACCGCTCGAAGGAGATCCGGCGCATGTTCCTGGATGGCGGGCGACGTATCCAGATGACAGCAGATCAGTTCACGGAAAAATTCGGCGTGCATCCCGTCGATAACCACTTCCGCCGACCCCTGCTAAAACTCCTTGAGCCTGGCGAGGTCTTGCGCGTGAGCCTGGGGGCCGGGTTAATCATCGTGTCCACTGAGTTCGATGATAGCGCGGGTCGTGACCTGGAGGCCGATGCTTACAGGCAGCAGGGCGTTCACTCTGAGCGGGAAAGGGTTTTATCGATCGTTGACGAAGTGATGCCAAAGGGCTTGCTTTACAATGGGTACACGATGGCACTGAAAGCCAGAATCAAAGGAGAAAAGGTATGAAACTCTATCAAGACCAGTCCGACCCGGCGGCACCAATGCGCTTGGGAAGCGAGCCAGTAAGCGAGCAGGACGTTATCGACGCAGTAATCAATGCATCACATGAGGAGAATCCGAGCGCCTTAGAATGCGTTACAGGTGACTTGCTTTTGATGGCATTTCTTCCGAATTCCGAATCGTACATCCAGCACATCACCGAAACGGGCCAGGCAGTGACGCGACCGGAGTTCGTCGGAGCGCCTAACGTGCTTCAGATGATGCTTGACAGCGCCGACAATATCGTTAGCCTGGACTATCCGCAATAGCACTTTTTGGTAAAACCCGGTCAGAGGGATCGGGTATTATCACCACATCACCAACGAGAGGAGCATCAACCATGCCACGCTTTAACAGAACTCTTCAACTTCGCACCTTCGCCGGATACCAGATCCCGAAGGAGTCGACGAAGGCAGTGCCGGGCCGTGAATTTGGCGTGTACTTCCACTGGCAGGGCAAATGGCGCTTTACCGTCATTCGCGGCTTTTACGTCACCTGCGACGGCGTTGACATTGACGATCACAGCGGCGGGAACCAGGTTCACAACTTCAAATAGCACTTTTTGTTAAAACGCAATCGGGGTGATGCGCTATCATTACCCCATCGAAACAGAGGAGCATAAACATGATCGGCAACCATAACAACCCACTCAATGCAGCATTTCACCGTCGCGCGGTAGAGCAACACTTCCACGCGCTGAAGGTGGTGTGCAACGAGATGAATCTTATGCTTGACCTGCCGTCATGGGATGCGCAACTGGAAGATTACTATGATGGCCTGCGCGCTAAACGGGATGGCATCATTACCCGCCTGCGCCTGGCTGGTATGTTTCTATAGGAGAAAACACCATGCAACAATTTAAATCTCGCGGCAAGACCTACAACCTGCCGGATACTGCAACCCACGCCGCACCTGGCGCATGCGTCGGCCTGTACTTTAAGGATGGCGATAGCTGGTTTTTCATGGGTGATGTGATTGGGGACATCCCGCCGAAGAAATGCGGCTTGCTCCTGGGCTTCTACGATCACGACGTGGTGGAGTTGAAGCCAAAGCGCGTACCGTTCGCCTTCTGGAATAAAATCAAAGGGGCGCTGTTCAAATGAAATTTAAATATTTTGGTTATGATCCTGAATGTGGGTTCGAACTATTCGAAACTGCCGAGCAAGCGAAGCAATACGCAGATGATGCTATAGCATGTTATCGCGGTGAGGCTTGCGACGGGTGGAGCGAAGAAGTAGATCAGGTATGTTGGGGTGAGTTAAGGCAGCATTCGGTCATGTGCAACTATCGCCCCATTGACCCAAAAAATCCAGCCGAAAAAGAGTTCTCATTCGTATGTGATTATCAACTCAAGGATATAGACAAATGAACCAGTTCGAATATATGCATCGCGCACATAAAGCGCTTGCCATGTTCGCCTTTCACCTGGATATGAAAGTTATATCCGTGACCATTGAGGCCGGAAGCATTGAGATCTGCGGATTCGTTGGCGATTACTCATGCACCAGAACTTACACGTTCTCATCGCTCGCTTCCCTGGAGAGTCAGGCTTATGGCTTCTAAACGCAAATTCAGGATCGTGCGCGTGGCGACGTTTGACGCCTCCGGGCGTCCGGTGGAGTGGTATGCAGCACAGCGGCGTGTTGCCTTCTTCTGGTGGGTGACGGTCGAGCACTTCGGCCAGTTGACGCAGGCCCGCTACTGGCTCCACAAATCCGGCGCACCGCACCGCCCGGAACGGGTAATTAAGGTGGTTGAATAGCACGAATTGCTAAAACTCGATCGGGGTAGGCTGGTATAGTTACCCCATACCAACAAACGAGGCTATCACCATGAAATTACGTTGCACCGATTCCAACACTATCAACTACACCCCTGGCTTTGAGTACAGCGCGGAGCTGGGCGTTACCGTCCGCACCCCTCATGGCTCGATCGGCTGTGATGTGGTTCATGGTAATAACACCTGGTTCTTTTTCAACAAATCAACCCTCAACGCCGAACGCCGTAACGGTTCGGTCGTGGCAACCTTTAAGGTAATCGAATAATGACCAACGAAATCAAATCCGGCGGCAAGGTTGTTGCCACCATTGCGCAGCGCCAGGTTGTGGCGTTTCAGATTAACATCCACAGCACCAGCGATGCAAAAGCCGTCGACGTGCCAGTGTGGGCCAATACGATTGCCGTTGACGAAGACGGCGCGATTTGGGCGTATGAGTCAGTCGCCGAAGATGTTCGCATTATCGGCGTAAACAAAGCCTGGGTAGACTGCGGGCGCTGCGATGCGAAAATGCAGGAAATCGGAGAAATGGAACCATTCTCTGACTGGAAAGAGTCGCAAATCGACCTTCGCACCATGCAATAGCACTTTTTGGTAAACGCCCGGTCAACGGATCGGGCATAATTATCCCACACCAACAACGGAGATTTACCATGAAACACTTTATCAAAAACGCGGTCGTGGCTATCGTCGGAACCAATTTTGAAGGCAAGAAAAGCCGCATCCACCTTTTGCACTTTGGGAATGATGGCGAAATGCGAGGAGCTTTCTATTACGGCGAGCATGGGGAGCGCCTTCACAGTGACGTGCATTGTGTTCGCCGTCTAACCATCTTCCGAGAAGATCGGACGCATCAAGAATGGAATGCCGAATACCACTCCGAAGGCTTGATTGTCGAATCGTTCGTTGCCGATCCGGTTAAGCTGACCTCGCGCGACTATAAGCGCATGGCCCGTAAGGCGCACAAACTAATGAAGCGCACGCCGAAAAGCCACGTGTGGCACATCTTCGCCAACCAACTGTGAGATCTGATGCGATGGAAACCGTAACAGTAATTTGCACTCATGCTGGCTACGGGCCACTGGCCCCGCTGTTCACCGTGGGCAAGGAGTATCAAGCCAGCTTCGGCCCCGGCCTGGATGAAGTCTGGATTTTGCAGGACGACAAGAAAACAACGGAGTTGGGCGAAAACTGGCTGGCGTGCCGCATGCCGGATGAGAAGATCGCAATGTTTCTTAACCGACCATATGAAAACAATGTTTTATTTGAGGTGAAACTATGAGCAAGAAAATGATTGCACTGTATTGGGTTCTTTTCCTGGGTGGCCTGGTGGTCGCCAAAGAAGATGGCTGGCAAATGATCGGAATGATGATGGTTATCATCGGGGTAAGTCGCCTCTCTGAGATTAACGGCTTCCGCCGTGGTCGCCGGGCCGCATTCACTGGCGACAAAGAATAGCACTTTTTGTTAAACCTGCCGTAACGTCATTTGGTAAAGTGGCGTTACTGAAGCGAAACAAACCAATCAGGAGTTACACCATGAATGACCACATCATCGACCTGTTAAGCATGCTGGCTGAGGATACCGTAGCCATCATCGAGCTTGAGGACGGCACCGAACTTCAGAACGAGGTTCCCATCGTGCGATTCTGCGTATCCGGCGGCGAGCATTCCGAGCGCTCAACCGAAACGGATCTTGACTACGCGACACACTTACTCTGCCTGAACGCGATCGAGGAGATCCGCTAATGAATACAATCAAACTGAAATGCGTGTCCGTTGAGCCGCTCGTTAATATCTCCTGTAAGCCTGGCGATATCATCACCGCCGAAAGGGATAACCAATTCTCATGCTGGCACTTCGACGGATACTACCTGGATGATGATCTGGTGGTTCGCGGCACTCAAGGCGAGTTCGCACGGTTCAAAGTGTCGAAGCGCAAGACCGATCGCAAACTGGTGGTTCGCGCAATGTGCATCATCGCCCGCCAGTATGGGTGGACTGACGCAGGCGTGAAGCGCGTCGGCAACTACAAAACCGTCAAGGAGTGGGCGCGGGATTGGGCCGCTTTCTACACCGACGAAAAAGGCGAGCTTCAGCACGATATCAGCGAGTATTTGGAGGATTGCAGCCGTGGCGATGCCGTCCGCGAATTCATGCAGGCAGAAATCGACGCCCTATAGCACTTTTTGTTAAAACAACCTTCCGGGCCTGCGCTATAGTAGGCCCACACCAAAAAACGAGGATAAAAAAATGCTGAATATCGAAACCATCACCTTCCCGGCACGCTTCTACACCAACCCCGATAACCGTGGCGAATTCATCGACTTCAAAGCAGACGACACTAAGGGCGTATGGCACGATGGATTGGAAAGCCGCATTCCGCTGGACTACTTCATTCGCCAGCACAACGCTGTCAACAAGGGAAACGTCCCCGAGCGCCCTTACCAGTATGCTACTCGCATGGGATCGGCTATTGCATGCCCAACAATCAAGCAGGCGCTGGACTACGCAGGGGAAACTGCTCACAACATGTTCGGTCGGAACGAGTCTCGTGGGGTTGTGAATCGCGCCATCGTCCACGGATACGGCGAGCCGCAGGAGTCGAGAATCCTTCCCGGCGAAATCAAAGCGGCCAAGATTAAGGCTGACGTATTCGAAGTGCGCCGCGACGGAAGTATGCTGATTAACGATGCTGTCATTCGCGGGGAGGTTTACGCAACCACCTTCAAGGAGAAAGATCGTATCAAAGAGCTTGAGGAGCAGGTTGATTTCCTGACTGGTCAACTCGAAGCGGTATCAAAAGCCATGCGAAGCAACGGTGAAAACGTCGTCACTCACGCCAAGGTGCTGCGTCAAATGGCCGACGCACTGGTTAATATCTGGCGCGGCGAATAATAGCACGAATTGCTAAAACTTCCGCAAGGCCATTTGATATAGTGGCCTTATTGAAGCGAACCAATCAGGAGCTAAACAAATGAGCATTCCGTATCCGACCAAAGACAAATCATTCCTTGGCCTGGCCGTTGTTGAGATTGTCAACCCGGACGTTACCACCTCCCAGGATGAGCCTACCCTTGCACAGTGGGCCGGATTCAAAGCAGGTGATCGACTGACCGTCGAATGCTATAGCGACGGCGAGAAGTGGGCGCAGGTAGGGCGCGACTACCACACCGAAGAATTCGGCCAGGTGCTCCCTACCGACTGGTTCAAACTTAACGAAGGCGAATATAAGGTGATCGAAGAATGAACAACAAAATTTGGGTGCTGACCTACACTATCGGGACTAACGAGGGGCGCAAATCGCGCCGCCTCACCTGCGACACGAAAGCGCAGGCGGAAATGCAGCAGCGCGTGCTGGGCGGCGAAGTGGCCGAATACATCCGCCAGCCTGAATCCTTCCAGGTCAATTTGCCTGAGAAGATGGATGTTGACGCCGTACTGCATGAAATGCGCAAGGTGCAAAACGACCCGGCGGCGTGGAAAGATCTGTACCTTTGCGGCGGTGACGCTGAGTCAGTCCTGGATCCCTTCCGCCTTGTCCGGCAGGCGCACGCGGAATGGTCGGATCGCCAGTTCGGCAACGTTGGCCCAGTTGGCCCACTGAAACACCTGGCTAAAGAGGCCAACGAAGCCGCTGAAGCACCGGATGACATTAGCGAGTTCGCCGATATCATCATGTTGGTGTGGGACGCAACCCGCCGCGCCGGAATCACCGATGAGCAGTTGGCAGTGGCGGTGGCGGAAAAGCTGGAGCGGAACAAACGCCGCCAGTGGGGAGCCGTTAAAGATGGCGAGCCGTGCCACCACTTGAAAAATTAACGAATTCGTATACCATTTAAAGCGCCTGTAAGCGATTCTGGCGGGCGCAAATTTCATTAAGGTGATTCTATGTCTGAGTTCTCAAAAGTCGAAGATATGCCGATTGGTGCAACGGTAACTGGTATCCAGATGAGTGAGTCGGTCGATACGATTACTCCGCTGGCCTTTCCGGTTACACAGGTCGAAACCGACAGCAAGAAAGGTTTCATCTTCATCTACAAAAATTTCAACGCCCCTCTGCGTGTCGAGATCTTCATTGCTCGCGGAACCTGGGTAGAATGGGAGAAGGCTTAAATGTTCGGACTGAATGAGGCGCAGTACAACGCTGTGAAGCGCGTAGCGAAACGAATGACGGCGGAAACCAAAGACGCCATACGGAAGGACAAAAAGACTTACGATCAGGTTGCAGCCCGGATGATCGATAAGCATTGGGCCGAAGTCAACACGCTGTTAACTCGCGGTCAGTTTATCTGGCTGGCTGGCTATCTCGAAGGCCGTTTCGGTCGCCGTGATGGCGAGTATGAGTAAAAAATAAGCGAACGAATCAACCGCCTATTGACGCATTCGCGCTGACCGGGTATCGTTAAAAGCGTAGACACAAGAGGCGGTAAACATCCGCAAGTCTCGCCCCGCTTTGGGGCTTTTATTTGGGGGTTATGATGCAGTACAAGGTCATACTCACAGCAAGGAAAATGGGCGGCTTTTGCAAGTCCTGCATTCAAGAGTTCAGCATGACGATTGAAGCGAACGATGCCGCCGACGCGGTGGAGAAAGCAAAAAAGCAATCCGGCGTCAATCTGGATACGCATAAAATCAACATAAACTACATAAGGGAAGTTAATCAATGTTAACTCTGATTATTGCATTGTTAATGCTGTTCATAGGCTATCACGTTGGCGCGGCTCATCTTGTCGAGCGCCTTTCAAAGCGGGTGCATGAAGGCACATTTGCGGCCATGATGTACAATAAGAAAACGGCGCGTTGGGAAAAAATTGGCGATCCGGATGGTATCGCAAAACGAATTTCGTTTTCGCCGCTCCCGTATGTTGACTGTGAGCCTTTTGCATCACTTCAGAAAACACTGAAGCGGCGTAACAAACTGATATGAACATAACCCGCTTCGGCGGGTTTTTTTGTTCCTGCAATCTGGTATACTCGCAACTCAACACAGAAGGAGGATTAACAATGTCTGAAGAACGCAAAAAACGCGTAACGAAATCGCACTTCGAAGGCAATTTCAAGGCGCTGTACGAAAAAGATTTTGGCGTAGTGCTGGGGCGAACCGCCGAAATGACACCACAACAATTCTTCGAGATCGCGAAGGGTTATTTCCAGTGGGCCGAAGAAAGCGCCATCAAGGCTGCGGAAACCGCCACTTTCCAGGGCGACGTTAACGAGTGGGGCGTGAACAAGCCGCGCATTTTCACGATCACAGGGTTAAGCCTGTTTTGCGGCGTGAACCAGTCAACGCTTGTACGCTATCGCCACGACCCTAACTATGCCCCGGTCATGGAGTTTATCGACTCTGTAATCTATGAGCAGAAATTCCAGCTTGCTGCCGTCGGCATGATTAACGCTTCGTTCGTCGGTAAGGAAATGGGGATCGACAAGCCCGCCGTTCTCAACATTGACGCCGTAGCTGGCAACAAGAACGAAATCACCGATGAAGTATTGGAGAAGGCTGTTAGTAACATTCTGGACAAGATTTAAGGGCCGATCATGAATGACGAAATGATTATTTGGGAAGACCTGAAGCCAGCCGATAAGCTGGCAATCAAGGCATTGAGTACGCGCAACTTTTCGCTATTCCTGAAGATCTGGTTTCAGATTATCCAGGGCGAAAAGCTAATGTGGAACTGGCATCACTCCTACTTTTGCCACACGGTAGATGAAATCATCGCCGGAAAGCGCAAAAGCACGATCGTAAACGTTGCGCCGGGTTCGACGAAAACCGAAGCGTTTTCTATCCACCTCGCGCCGTATGCGTATCTCAAGTGCCGGAAGGTTCGCAACCTTCAGATCTCGCAGGGTGACGCGCTTTCAAAAGGCAACTCCGACCGCGTAATCAAGATCTTTTCATCTGGCGAATGGCAGGAGCTATGGCCCTCGAAGTTTGGTCGGAAGCAGATCGACGAATTCCAGGTTTTGGATGACAACGATCGCGTAAGGCTGGAAATGGTGTCCCGTTCGTCTGGTGGTCAGATCGTCGGTAAGCGTGGCGGGTACATGACGCCAGGTTTCAGCGGCCTAATCGCGCTGGATGATATCGACAAGCCTGATGATATGTTCTCAAAGGTGAAGCGCGAAAAGAGCCACATCTTGCTGAAGAACACCATTCGATCCCGTCGTGCGAAGAAGAAGCAAGGCGACGAAACGCCGATCCTGTCCGTACAGCAACGGCTGCATGCACAGGATTCCACCTGGTTCATGATGAGCGGCGGGATGGCTATCGAATTCGATCGCATTGTTATTCCGGCGATGGTAACGAGGGAATACGGCGAATCGCTCCCTGACTGGTTGCGTCCTGAGTTCGAACGCGACGTGTTATCCGGGCCGTCGGTGGTCATTGATGGTGTCGAATACTGGTCATTTTGGGAGGACAACGAATCGATCGAGAACCTGGTTGCCTTGCGAGATGCAGATCTTTATACGTTCCTTTCGCAGTATCAGCAGGAGCCGATCGCATTGGGCGGCAACGTGTTTAAGTCGGAATGGTGGCGCTATTACGGCGACAGCGAAAAGGCGCATGAACCGCGCCCGGACAAGTTCGAATACACCTTCATTACGGCGGATACGGCGCAGAAGACGAACGAGCTAAACGACTATTCCGTGCTGTGCTATTGGGGCAAGTACCGCGATCGCGTCTACTTCATTGATGGAATCCGTGGCAAGTGGGAAGCGCCGGATT